GAAGGAATTCGAAGGGTGCCGGAAATGGCATACCTTCTGTTCCAAGGACTGCCGATTCAAATCGAACAATCAAATGAGACGGGAAGCCGTCGAATTCATGCGTTCAGCAATTTCCAAGAAAAAGAAAATCTAAGTCACTTCACACTTGACAGACCGGTGTACACTCGTTAGAATCAACTCTAGAAATCAGCGAAAGGAAGGGTGTCCAATGGATGAGAGAATAACAGAGCAGGGGAAACAGTTGTTCGTTAATGAATCGGTTATTTCTGAGGGAGCGGAACTCTACCACTCCCGTAACGACAGGTTCCTGTCGTCTCACCAACTGGGGGATTTCAGGAAATGCCACGCGCTTTATCAAAAGAAAGTGGCGGGGCTAATCACGGATGTGGACCGTCCGGCTTATCTTGTTGGTCGTGCGGCCCACACCCTGATCCTGGAAGGAGCCGAAACTTTCGGGAAGGAGTACATCATCGGTGGTCCGATCAATCCCAAAACAGAAAAGCCATTCGGACCTACGTCACAGAAATATCAAGATTGGGTGGAGGAGAACAAACCCGCCCAGCCGTTGACGGACGCGCAGTTTGACATGATCACAAAGATGAACGAGTCGGTGCGTGCCCACCCGCAATTTCCCTCTCTTCTCGGTGTCGGGCTACCCGAAGGGGTAGTCCGGCACTCCTATCATGGACGGCCATGCCAGATCCGTATGGACTGGTTCAATCCAGAAATAGGCATCATCGACTTGAAAACCTGCAACTCTCTCCAGTGGATGGAGTCAGACGCTCGACGGTATGGCTATATCTACCAGTTCGCCTTCTACCGTTCCGTCTTGGAAGCCGCCATCGGTGAACGGATGCCCGTGTACATGGTCAGCGTCGAAAAGGAAGAGCCTTTCCGCGCTGGCGTATGGCGCGTCGGAGAAGACATTCTCGGACTGGCACAGGCTGAGAATGAGAAGGCAATGGATGACTTAAAGCGTTGTGAAGATACCGGAATCTGGGATACCGGATACGAAGAAGTTCGTAGTTTTGATCATCTCTAGAAAGGAGACTAGTATGGGACTGGACAATTTGACTACGGGGGTTAGTGTTGCCCCACGGAGGGTCTGTTTTTACGGCCCTCACGGACTTGGCAAATCGACCATTGCATCAAAGCCGAATGGCATCTTTATCCAGACGGAAGACGGACTGAACGACATTGATTGCACCCGCTTTCCACTGGCAACCACCTTCCAGGATGTGATGAAGAACTTGGCCGATCTCTACACAGAGAAGCACGATTTTAAGTGGGTGATTCTCGATTCGCTCGACTGGACGGAACGGCTAATTTGGGCTGAAGTGTGCCGCAAACGAAATGTCGAAAATATCGAGGACATTGGTTTTGCGAAAGGATTTTCGTTCAGCCTGACAAATTGGCGAGAATTGATCACCGCTTTCGACGCGCTTCGGACTCACCGTAACATGGGCGTCATCCTCGTGGCCCATTGCAAGATCGAGAAATTCGAAAATCCGGAGACGGAAACCTATGACAGGTACGCTCCGAAACTCCACAAACATGCCGCTGCACTCATATCGGAATGGGTGGACGAACTTCTCTTCTGCTCGTTCAAGGTTCATACCAAGCAGTCGGACGAAGGATTCAACAAGAAAAAGAATCGAGGTGTCGGAACCGGAGAGCGGATCATGCGGACTACGGAACGGCCAGCGCACATTGCTAAGAACCGGCTTGGTCTTCCCGATGAAATGCCCTTGGACTGGCGGGAGTATGCGAAGTATCTTCCCGAAAACAAGGGTAAAAAAAAAGCAGTGAATAAAGTTTCTTCTTCTTCTAAACCCCAAACTGCGGAGGTGACCAATGGTTGATCTAGGTGGATTCGATGCGTCTACAGTAGAACCCTTTTCTGGTGATTTTGAGACGATCCCGAAGGGATCGTACAAGGCCATCATTGTCCAAAGCGAGGAAAAGGACACAAAAGCCGGAACCGGAACCTATCTCGCATTACAGTGGCAGATCGTCGAGGGAAAATACGAGAACCGGCGTGTCTTCTCCAACCTTACGAGGACTAATCCATCCGAAAAAGCGGTTAACATTGGAAAGGGACAGCTTTCCTCCATCTGCCGTGCGGTAGGAATCCTCAAGCCGAAGGACTCTCATGACCTTCACGATCTTCCCGTCATGATCAAGATTGATCATGAAGCATACGAGGGAAAGACAAAGGAAAAGATCACTTCGTACAAGTCTACGAAGCCGGTCGTCGAAGACCAGTCGGACGGGGCCGTTCAGGTAACGGCGGATACCGCTCCCTGGATGCAGAACAAGTAGTAACCATACTAGTGAGGGATCCTACCGGATCTCTCATCCGGCTTGCGGGTCAGGGGTGCCAACTCCTGACCCGTTTATTTTGGAGAGAGAGTATGGTTATCCATACGGAATCACTGCGGAGGATTACGCTGCCGTATCCGCCGTCGCTGAATACCTACTACCGTTACGTCAACGGACGGGTACTGATCTCCCGGAAAGGCAGGGCGTACAAGGAGATGATAGCGCACATCATGCGCCATATGGCTCCCTCCGATCATCCCGTCGAACTGAACGTCGAGGTGTTCCCTCCCGATAAACGTAAACGCGATCTCGATAACCTGTTGAAGTGTCTGTGCGATTCCATGCAGGGACACGCCTATCGCAATGATTCACAGATCCACAAACTGACGATGGAAAAATTCGAACCAATAGACAAAAAGGGACGGCTGATCGTCGAGATCCTCGAGAAGAGTAATGGCTAAGGTTTTGGTGGCGTGCGAATTCAGCGGTATCGTCCGGGATGCGTTCATCAAACGGGGGCATGATGCCCTGTCATGCGATCTCCTCCCTACGGAATCCCCCGGTCCTCATTATCAGGGAGACGTTCGGGACATCCTGAATGATGGATGGGATCTCATGATTGCCCATCCTCCCTGCACTCATCTTGCCGTGAGCGGAGCGAGATGGTTCAAGGACAAACAGAAAGAACAGAAGGAGGCTCTTGACTTTGTACGTCTTCTTCTGGATGCTCCCATTCCTCATATCGCTCTGGAAAACCCGATCAGTATCATCTCCTCCCGGATCCGCAAACCAGACCAGATCATCCAGCCGTGGCAATTCGGGACGGGAGAGGTAAAGGCATATTGTATCTGGCTAATTTCTCTCCCCCTTCTGAAGCCAACCGATATCGTGGAGGGCCGGGAACCAAAGGTATGGAAGATGGGTCCATCCCCTGACAGATGGAAACTGAGAAGCCTCACGCCGCAGGGAATCGCGGATGCGATGGCGGATCAATGGGGAAATAAAAAGAGTCTTGACATCCGTTTACACTTGTTTTAGAATACGGGTGAAAGGAAGGGCATATGGAACTCAGGTACTATCAGAAACAGGCGGTGCAGGCCGTATATAATCATCTCCGCACCAAGGAGAACAACCCCTGCGTAGTCATCCCTACTGCAGGGGGAAAGACTCCCGTCATTGCCAAGATCGCTATGGACGTATGCAAGTCCTGGAACGGTCGTACCCTTATCCTTTCCCACGTTAAAGAACTTCTACAGCAGTCCGTGACTCACCTTGAGAAACTCTGCCCGGAACTGAAGGAACGGATCGGAGTCTACTCCGCCGGTCTGAAAAGCCGGGACACCACCCACGACGTTATCGTCGCAGGGATCCAGTCTGTCTATAAGCGTGCCGCAGAACTGGGCCATATCGACATCATCATGATCGATGAGGCCCATCTGATTCCTCCCGATGGCGAAGGTATGTACCAGACCTTCCTCACGGCTATAAAGGAGATCAATCCCCGCGTGCGTCTGGTTGGACTTACCGCTACGCCATTCCGCATGAAGAGCGGACTGATCTGCGCTCCCGAAAACCTCCTCAATGAGATCTGCTACGAGGTTGGTGTCAAGGAACTCATGATCGCTGGATACCTCTCCCCACTCAAATCGAAAGCGGGATTGAAAAAACCTAATACCGATAACCTTCACATCCGCATGGGCGAATTCATCGAGCAGGAAGTAGACGCTCTGATGGACACAGACGAACTGGTCGAGGCTGCGTGCCAGGAGATCGTCGAGATGACGGCAGATCGTAAGAGTGTTCTGGTCTTCTGCTCTTCCGTGAAGCACGGTCAGCATGTTATGGAAGTCCTCAACGGACTGGAACAGTCTGTTGCGGCGGTCTTCGGTGATACTTCTTCCGAAGCACGCGCAAATATCCTCTCCTCTTTCAAAGAGGGGGCGATCAAATACCTCGTGAACGTGAACGTACTCACGACCGGCTTCGACGCGCCTAACATCGACGGAGTCATCCTGCTCCGTCCTACCGCCTCTCCGGGTCTGCTCTATCAGATGGTTGGACGCGGTTTCCGTATTAATGAGGGTAAGGAAGATTGTCTCGTTCTCGATTACGGGAACAACATCCTTCGTCACGGTCCTATCGATGCGATCCGTGTCCGGGCTGAGAAGAAACGAAAGAAGTCCGACTTGTCGAAAGAGGACGCTCCAGCTAAGGAGTGCGCGGAGTGTCGTTCCCTCGTCGCTATCCACTACACCTCCTGTCCGGAGTGCGGTAATGAATTCCCCCGGCAGGAACGGAGTCCGAATCACTCCTCTCAGGCATCCGACGAGGCTGTTCTCTCCACGGAGGATGTATCTTCTGTGGACTACGAGGTGGAGGGAATCCGCTTCCGTCCACACAGTAAGAAAAAGGGAGTGGATGAAAATGGAGCGTATATCTACTCCACAAGTATGAAGGTAGAATACGAGATCGGTTGGAATACTTATGTCAGCGAATGGATCTGTTTCGAGCATGAAGGATACGCTCGAAAGAAAGCCGAAGGGTGGTGGAAGGTCAGGTCGAACGAGCCTGTCCCATCCACTATCGAAGAGGCTATCGAACTGTGCCGCTTTGGCGCGATCAAAAAGACTGTGGGTATCATCGTAGACGAGCGGGAAGAGTATCCTCGAATTCTCTCCTATCTCTTTGGCGGTTTCCCTACTCAGGAAGAAATTGATAAACAACTCTCTGCTTAATAACAATCTTGCCCCGTTCCTGTTTGTTTCAGGAATATGGACGGATGAATCCTCCCGCCCTGTAGGCGGGAGGAAACGGGGCATTCTTGGAGGAAGGAAATATGCTAAAGGAAGAGCAGACCTATCTATTGGAGAGATATCTTCAAGCGATGACTAAAAACAAGATTCCCGAAATCGTTCAACAGGCAAACCTCAAGGATATGAAACAGTGGATTAAAAGTGGAAAAAAGAATCAGGAGGATTACGCCCTCTCCGTCATTGAATCATCTGAAGAGAACTTCACCCGGAAAAAGGAACGGAAGAAAGCTACCTACAAACGGAAGGTCAGGTGATGGAGGTTTACCTTGCCTCTCCCCGGAGTCAAATCCAAGCTGATAAAGTCAAGGGTATGCCCGTCCTCATGTCCTATGGATGTTATTCAAATTGGATGGACCGATATGTTCCCAGTTATGGAAAACTCCTAATAGATTCAGGAGCCTATTCGGTACTAAACTCAGGGACTCAGATAGATATAGGAGAGTTTCGAGAGTGGTCAGAACGGTTTGAACCTGTAGCGGAAGCAGTCGCAGGGTTGGATGACATTTCCGGTAACTGGAAGAAAGGATTGAAAAATTACGAGGCAGTCCCTTGGTCATTTCCTACATGGCACGATACTGATCCTCCCGAACTCATCCCCGATTTGGTATCATTAGCAAGAGAAAGAAAAACATGGATTGCAATCGGGCTTGATCCTCCCAGACAAGGGAAAGAAAGAGTCATTCGAGATTTTCTCGAACAGATTCCAGATGATCTCCATGTACACGGTTGGGCTTTACGAGCCTATACTCATCTCCCTGGACTCGATTCCGTTGATTCGACTAACTGGTTTAGAGATTCAATAGGAATGGCAAAGGATTTCCCTTGGTTGACCCCTGCCGAATGTCTAGAAATTGTGGTAAAGAGATACCAAAGACAATCAACAATCGAAGCAATCCAACAGAAACAGGAGGGTGATTTATGGGCATGATCTGCGAGCTTTGCTTGAAAACCATAACCGAAGCAACCCCTTGGTCGTTTATCAACGGAGAGCGACAGCATATCATCAATTCTGATTGCACCGTCAAGGAGGAAAAGAAATCCAGAATCCGTGCCGTGGTGAAATGTACCCTCGTTGCTGGGCACTTTCTGCGTCCTCCATACAAAGGGAAATGCTCCCGGCCCCACGGTCACAACTTCGAGATCGAGGCGGTATTCGAGACAGACAAACCGGATGCTCGGGGATTTGCAGGAGTAGACTTTGACGATTTCAAAAATGCCTTGATGAAATACGATCACCAGATGCTCAACGATATCCCACCCTTCGACCAGATCCAACCCTCTGCGGAGAACATCGCCATCGTCCTTGGAAGGTTGTATCCCTCTTGCGTCCGAGTCAGAGTAGCAGAAACGGCAAACGGATATGCTGAATGGGAAACAGATAGATAATAAATAGAGGGAACGATGCAGAACTCGACACAGCACACGAACGAACGACTCGATGCCGCACTTTACTACGCAGATCTGGGATACCCGGTATTCCCGTGCGTTCCAGACGCTAAGAAGCCTTTGACGAAACACGGCTTTCATAACGCCTCTTTGGATGAGGATCTTATCCGGCGGTGGTGGCATGATAATCCGGGGGCTAATATCGGCGTGCCTACTTCCGGTCTTCTCGTTATCGATATCGACGGCGCGGATAACTCCTGGCCGGATGACGTAAACAAGTCTCTCGCTCTTTCCGATACCGTTTCGGCTATCAGCGTTACGCCTCGTGGAGGTCGTCACCTTATCTTCCGTCAACCAAAGGACAAGACGTGGAGTTGTACTACTTCCAAGATCGCGCCCCGCGTGGATACCCGTGCGGAAGGTGGATACATCGTCGTTCCTCCCTCGAACGTCAAGACGACTAAGTATCGATGGGCAGAAACTCTCGCTCTCGAATCCTCCGCTAAAGACCTCTCCGAACCTCCCGAATGGCTTACCACCCTGCTCGACGAAGTGGAGCAGGGGAAGGCGCAGCCGCATGAGCCTCATAAAGAGGGGATTGCTATACCGGAGAACGATATTCCAGAAGGTCAGAGAGATTCTTCTCTCGCTTCCCTCGCTGGCAACATGCGTCGAGTGGGTATGGGTCCTGCTGAGATATACGCTGCTATCACGCAGACGAATGAACGACGGTGTAAACCTCCTCTGCCGGATACAGAGGTGCAGAGAATCGTCCGTTCCATCTGCCGGTACGAACCGGATCAGGTATCCGTAGCCGTCGCGGAGTCTCATTTCGAGCAGGACAAGGCAGACCTTCCGCAGACGAGTCCTGCCAAGAATCCTGGTCTCACACCCGATCGGCTTCTTCATATCCCCGGCTTCGTGGGTGATGTGATGAACTTCTGTATGAAGACCGCGCCCTACGAAAACAGGATCATGGCATTCGCAGGCGCACTCGCCCTGCAATCCTTCCTCGCCGGAAGAAAGATTACCGATCCGGAACATAACCGGACGAACCTCTACCTTCTCGGCTTGGCGCACTCCGGCAGCGGAAAGGAATGGCCGCGTAAGATCAACTCCGAAATCCTCAATCGAGTAGGTGCTGGCGATGCCATCGGGGAACGATTCGCCAGCGGGGAAGGACTGGAAGACGCGCTCTTCCTCAACGAATCCATGCTCTTCCAGACCGACGAACTCGACTCTCTCATACTCCAGATCAATTCCAGAGACATCCGGTATGAATCCATTCTCAACTCCCTCCTGAAAATGTACTCCGCCTCCAATTCCACCTTTAACATGCGCCGTAAAGCAGGCGAGGAAGGGGGTCGTACCATCGACCAGCCTCACCTGACCATATTCGGAACCGCCATTCCAAACCACTATTACAACAGTCTTTCCGAACGAATGTTGACCAACGGGTTCTTCGCCAGGACTATGGTTCTGGAGAATACCCTCCGATCCACCGGCAAGGACGCCGGAGACTTCAAGCAGATCCCGCAGGAAATCCTCACCGTGGCCCGGTGGTGGATCGATTACCGGCCCGGTCGAGGGGGGAACATGGCTGACATCCACCCTGAACCACGAATGATTCCTAGAACGGACGGGGCTAACAAGCTCCTCGCCGAAGTCCGTACCTTCTGCGATGCTGAATATTCCAAGGCGGATAAGGACGGAGATGCCGTCGCAACCACCGTCTGGAGCCGTTCCGGTGAACATATCCGCAAACTCGCCCTGTGCTATGCCGCCAGTGTCGATCACGAGAATCCAGAGATCACCGAAGAGGGCGCACAATGGGCAGTCGAGTTCACTCTCCATCAAGTCAGAAGAATGCTCTTCATGGCTCATAAACACGTCGCTCCCTCCCCCTTCGCGCAAGCGGCGAAGCGCGTGCGCGAGAAGATCGAGAAAAACCCTCAGAAACAAATGTCTCATTCCGATCTCCTTCGTCGTATGCACATGGACGCACGAGAATTCCAACGTATCATCGATACCATGCTCATATCCGGTGAAATCAACCTCATGGAGGCCACTGACGGTAAGTCACGGAAAAAGATCTATGGCGTCAACTAACCAAAACCCTGAATTCCTTTCCCTACGCGACTACGTCGCCGCTCAGGCCCTGATCGCCCTCATCCGATCTAATCACTCCACCTACCTCACCACAGCCAAGGAAGCTTATAAGTTCGCAGATGCCATGATCGAAGCTTCCTCATATGCTCCAGAGACTCTCAAGAAGCCTTCCTGAACGTAGTTCAGGAGGCGCAGGAGTGGTGGTAGCCATCTGGCGATAAACTCTCGCTAGAGAGGATATGTACTCCTGGTTACTACTAATAGACTTACCGCTAATAGACTTACCGCTCAAGATAGGGTGTTTGTTCGCGTTTGTTCGCAAATGTTCGCACCCTGTTTGCGAACGAAAATGAGTCTTTTTTATAATTTGTATTTTATGTTGTTAGAGATATAAGTACTTACTAATCAATATATTACTAATATATATAGTTCTATATACCTGTGTGTGTATGTGTATGTTCGCATGTTTACATGGGTGGTCGCTCAAATTTGTGCTTTCTTCGTTTTTAGCCTAAAATCGCAGTTTCATATTTATGCACTACCTTTTCTGTAAATATGTGTGTGATCTGGAGACCCCTGCGAACTTTGCGAACTTTGCGAACTTTTGCGGAAGTGCCGAATTCTCAGGGTAGGGGCCTTGTACGCCGATATGTGCTTTTGCGAACGTGTGAATGAGCGTGCGAACAAATGCGAACGAAACTGGGCGAAAACTGCTGTTCTGGGTTAAAAACGCAGGTTCCCCAGCTTGATCGCTGATTATCCTGGAGTGATAAGTTATGCGTGTTCTCTGCATGGTTATGCTTCCTTCATCAGTCTATTACCCTAACAGAGTGCCATTCCATAAGATCATTGAACCAGTCTCCAAACGCCTCGCCTTCGGGCCATGTGTCCATGTTGATCGTCCACCAGCGACTCTCTGGCTGTGAAGTCACCTCCAAGCTGACTCCCGTCTGGTTTTTACATTCTGCCAGAAATCGATCAACGACCTGTTTCATATGAACCTTTTCCCATCCAGGGAGTTCTTCTGGAGATGCTATGATGTGTTTGTTATCATCACCTTCGAAGAAAAACTGCCTCGTGTCGTAGTATTGGCCGGTTACCATCCGAAATCCAGACGCTTCCCACATACACATCTCCTTTGCTACTGCATACGTGGAGATCCCCTGCTCGATGAAATACTTTCGGAATTTACCCATAGTCTGAATGATCCAGCCTTTCTCCAGATCACTCCATACTATGATTCCCCTCGCATATTCCATGTGTGGGTAACATTCGTACCCCACAATTTTCCCTTCGTACTTTTCTAGCTTTCCCGGTGTTTTGATGAACTTCTGCTTCTGTGTCATCGTCCTTCCTCCTAACTTGACCGCTCAACTATCTCGGTGTACACTCCCACAGGAGGTACACGCTATGCCTAAACAGTCTGCCGGTGGCAAAGTTCACCAAGCTGCTATCGTTCTGGGTGCCCGTGGTGGTAAAAAGGGCGGTCCTGCACGGGCGAAGGCCCTGTCTCCAGCCAAGCGTACCGCCATTGCGCGTCAAGGCGGGAAGGCTCGACAGAAACAGAAGGGGAAGGGGTAATTACTCCCGTTACTCACAGTACTCCTTTGACGGTTTGTACGGATGGTCAGTTACCCACTTTTCAATGATCGCTTCTCCCGTCGAATTGTCGATGTAGAACGTCCAGCCGTCGATCTCGATGTAGACGGATTGTTCACTTCGTACGTCGATTTTCATTAGTCACGAGCCTCCTTCGTCTGATCGTTCGTCACGTTCGTGGAGGTCTTCGTCTCCCGGTTCAGTCACATCCCAGCACCAACCGTTTCCGACAGAATAGAGTTTCAGGAGAGGAATGCCGTTGCGTTTGCGTTCTGTTCCAGAATCTTTGACAGGATCGTACTCTTCTTCAGTAAAAGTCAGACAGTCACCTTCAAGCTTGAGGTCTTCGCCGCCATAGTGATGGGATTCAACGATTTTACGTACTGATTCGATGGGGAAGAGTGGGCACGCCCAGCCGTTCCATGTTTTTCCCCAGTGATAGCCTTCGAATGCGGGGCCGTCATCGATTTGGAAGAGTGCCTTGCTCCAGACCGGCTCTGTCTTGCCAAGGTTAATAACCTGGAAATCAAATTCTTTGACCTTGTCACGGGGAAATCGATACTGGAAGCCTCCCCCATCAGGATAAGCGGTCAAGATCTCCCCGTCCCACGATTCGACACGCAAAGCACCGTCCGGGTAAGTTCGGCCCATTGGAACGATCACATCTTTTGGTTTGAAGTTCATCAGTCACCTTTCCTTTCTTTCAATTGCTCCTGTGATGACCTCTTTGCAGTCTGTGATTCTCGTCAGTTTTGCGGTGATTCCGGCCTGAACGATAGGCCCGTCAATGATGTAAATGGATTCGGTGTTTTCGTATGGATGTCCGAAAGCCTCGCGTCGAACGCCCGTACTCCATTTTGTTTTGGTGATCGTATGCTTTTTATATTTCATACGTCACCTTTCCTTTCTTTCCCAGACCATTTTGTGTGTGGGAATTTTTTGATTGCCTCTGCAAGAGTAATGTCATCCTCGCACTCTCCACAGATGTTGCGTACATCGTAGAAATCAATCTCTTTGGGAAAGGATTCTTCCTGTACATATAGGTGCGGTTCCTGATAGGCGGTCTGGAGGGGATGGTCAAAGGATCCCGTAGCTTCCATGAACCATAGTTCCCGGTTTTTAGCCTTCCGCATAAATGTTTTCGCTTGCGTCAATGTCATCAGTTACCTTTCCTTTCAAATCTGTAAATCAGTATACACTCATTCTTTATCCGTGTCCACCATTATTTTGTCATCATCGGTCCAGCCATCTGGATTTTTTCTCTTTTTCTTCTCGACACTGGCCCACAGTCCATAGGTGGGTGTTTCTCTATTTTTGTGACCCCGTGACTGCTCAAGCTGATCGAATTCCCATCGACGGATTCTCAGTACGTCTTTGTTTGCGCCTACGATCTCCCGGATGCATTCACTGACCGACTTGTAATCGTGGATGATGCAGAGCCTACGGATCACCTCGACGTGCCAGTCCTCGACCAAGAGGCACAGTGTTTTCCAATCCGGTTTGTCTGGATCGATTGGTCTCCCTCGCCCTCTCTTGGGAGGGTCAGCTTGACCGCTCACCCCATCCATCTCATTAGCTTGACCGCTCATATTGTCAGCTTGACCGCTCATGTATTACCCCTTTCGGTTTGGTTGTCTCTTCCCCTCGACCTGCAGGGGTTCGCTCCCTGTACAGGTGGGGTGTGGGTGTGGTGTGGGTGTGGCTCGTGGTGGGTGGGACTGCAGCCTGGGATCCTGGCCCAGGAACCAGGATTTTTCGCCGCAAATTTTTCCGATTTTTGGGTTTTCATTTTCCCTGAAAAATTCACATTTCATAATTATGCATCTCCCATGCATAAACGTGCATCAAATATGCAATACCCTAGAACGTCCAGACTTCCCCCACACGGGGATTTTATTTGATTCTGGAGGGATTCTATCGGGAACAAAGGAAACCCCTGCAGGGACCCCCCTGCAGGGGTTAGAATGGAAAGGGGAAAGCTTTCCGCGTTCATACTGCGAATTCCTCTAAAGCTTGTTTCACTGCTTTCTTTTTTGTCGATCCGTGCGGATCGATCCAGATTGATTTCTGGTTTGGTTTGGAATTGCCAACGCACAATAGACATTCTTCGCACGTCAACCCTCGAGACGTCGCGAGACATTCTCGCGTATTTTTGGGTTGCACGGGTGAAACATGAAAGTATCGGAACCCCATTTTTTCCGCTTTCTTCCGGCTCTTTTCCGTTTCTGTCGATACCATTAAATATTGTGCGTATTGTTTCGCGCGTTTCGGTTCCATCGCCTTCCAATCGTGAAAGTATCCGGTCCATCCTGAAGACACTTCCGATATTCTCTTGACGATCGACACGGGAAGAATTGAAGGGTTGCCATAGGCTCCGAAACGTACTTTCCGATCGGAGAACACTTTCGAGTATTCTTTGACGGGAAGGAATTCGTAGACGCCCCTATGGTACGCTTTCCAAATTTGTTGGGGAGCTTGCCCGACGTTGACATAGCAACCCTCGCCACTAGCGAAAACGCAACCCTTGCAGACTGTTGTTGCATCAGAGCCGTTCTTGACAGACTCGACTGGAGTCTTCCCCTTTTCCAAAAACCATAATTGAATCATGTTCCCGGTTTTTCGATTGGTGGTTTTCGTGGTGGCAATGCACACGATTTTTTTGGTTTGGTGCAAGATATACCCTCTTCTCATTTTCCTTCCCTTTCCTTCCTTTTCCTTTTTCAAAAATTTTTTCGCGATTCCAGGTTAGCCGAAATTATTTTTTTTGTTTCTTTTCCCATACGATGGAACCGTTTTTGACGGTTCCGATTTTCGCGCCATAGGCGCGCCAGATTCCCCGATAGATATTCAGACCGACAAAGTCTAAACCGGAATATTCTGGTTCCTGTGCCAAACGTGCGAGCGTGCCGAACGACCCTTGCAAAGCCGGTTCCATGAATGCGGCTTGTTTCTTTGTCTTGTGGGAAAGCTTGTCAACGGCTCCCGGATTGATTGACGTGGAAACCATGGGAACCGTATAGGCAAGGGCGGGATTTCTTTGGAGGATTTCCCGCTTGTCGATAACGTACGCGCCTTCCAGATCGTATTCCGCATAATCCCCTTTTTTGAATCGTTCCTCGAATGATTCCGGAGTCTCATATCCGGAAAGGGAACTCGTTGTATCCCCTTGTGGGGCAAATTCGATTGAATGACCCCCCAGACCGAAAGAAATCAATTTTCCCTTTTCTTTGCTCATCTTTTCCCCCTCGCGAGTACGGGAGCGGGACGCCAGTTTGCATTGTAAACAGCATCGACCCACGTCGAGCCGATACCGTACGCGTGCGGAAGTGCTTCGTTGGGCCGGAAACGATACGCACACCATGTTTTCCGCACGCGCATCATGAACCACTTCTGAGTTTTGGTTTGGATTGCAAACCCACCGTCAATCTTTTTGAATGCCTTTCCTTCCTTTTTCATTTCTCTTTCCTTTCCTATTCTTCAAAAATTTTGACCCGAAAAAAAATCCAAGCGATACCGGTTTACAATCCACGCGCCCCCGTCAAGAGCGCTTGCATTTTGTCGTATAATTCCCGCTTGGTATGGTATCCCGGGAAAACAGAATCAACCCCGCCCCCCTTGCAATTCTTGTGCAACGTCCACCCCCCATACGCCCCTTGCAGGTGATACATTCCGGACGTCGCATAGCACCCGTTTTTAATCTGATCATCGGAAAATCCCGCGGTTCTGTTTATCCTGTCAATCGTGGTGCGAACGTCGGAAATTGTGATTCTCATGGTCTTTTCCCTTCAAAAATTTTGACCCGAAAAAATGTCCAGCTACTCTCTTTCCTTCCTATTCTTCGAAAACAAAATGGCCGATCGAATTTCCGTTTTCATCTTTGACGCGCAATTTCCCCTCCGGGATATCCTGCAAAGGTCCTGATATTTCAAAATCATATGCAATGCTATTGAGAATTGCAGAAACCGCCTGTAAAGTGTCCGGTCCATCAAAAACAGAATTATTGGTTTCTATTTCGAGTGTAAATTTCATCGGTTTATCCTTTCTAGAAAATGATCATCAAGAGGAACGCGAAAACAAACCCCGCCCCAAAAATGCACGCGTCCAGACTTGTCACGACGTGCCCTTTGATTTCAACGTGGAGGAATTCCGGTTCTGTTTTTGTGGGTTGGTGGCGTTCTAATTCCCACAATTCCCGGGATCGTTCCTCTACTGTTTTCGTTTCCGTATTCACGCGGATACCCGGATTTCCCCTGCTTCCTGCTTCAGGGTGATGACGATATGATCGTAGAGAACGTCGACAATAACGCGTCCCGATGGTGCTAGGATTTCGGCAAGCTGTTGATTGCAGACGTCAATTATAGGGTGTTTTCCAGTCTTTCCGCACACCTTGCGCGCACCATTGGGGGAGCGGCTCAATACGATTTGACCGGCTGTTGTGCATACATCGTACCGTGTTCCGCGTGTCCACCCTGCAGCCGTCAAAAATTTACCCTCCAGCCAAACGCGTGCGCGTCCACGATTCTGTCCGATTTTCCGTTCGATGATTTGCATGTTTTCCCTTTCCAAAGTGAAATCGTTTCTTTCCATGCCTCAATTGTATCGCGTGTAAACTGGTTTGTCTAGTCTATTTAATATAATATAGAAAATAAATCGACCTTGCTTTTTTGGCCGTTTGGGGACAGTCTGGTGGCATGCAGGAACAAGAAATAAAAAAACTTCCATCTTTGACCGAACAAAAAAAGAAATTATTCCTCGAAATTTACCGGGATGCGGGGACGATGCGGGAAGCGGCGGAACGTGCGGGCGTTAACACGTCCACCCCGTATGCATGGATACAGGCAGACGCGGAATTCCGCGAAGCTCTGGAGATTGCGCGCCAAGATGCAGGGGAAGCTCTGATCCGGGAGGCACGGAAGCGGGCGATGAAATCAAGCGACAACCTTCTAATGTTTCTAATCAAAAAATTCGACCCGTCCTATCGGGATAATCCGAAATTCATTACCAATATTGCCCCTGTCGTCAACGTCTCGAGTGAACTAAAGAAATTGAACACGGCCGAGCTTGCCACAATACGGGAAGCCGTGTATCGTATACGGTCAACGCCTGCTCCCATACTCCCTCATCATGCTCCGCATGATGAGGGGGAGGGTAAGAAGTGAAATTTTTATCCATCGTCAACCTGGAGCCCCTCCGGCGTAACCCCTTGAGGCGCAACAGGTTATGAGTGTACACGGATACCATTGCAAGGGGTTGGAGGGCAGGGAGTTGGGGAGTGAACGCAAACCCTTGAGGGGGAGGGGGTTACAGAAAGGGTCCGTACCGGACCCCTTAATCCTAAAGCCCGTAAGGGAACACTGGGTCCCCTATCGATTACGGGTCCCCTATTCTACATGGGTCCCCTATTTCATATGGGTCCCCTATGAGTGACGGGTCCCCTATAGACATTCCAAAAGAATTTTTAGATCTCATAGAGATCGACAAGGTACTGCTCCCCCAGTCGCTGCATGAGTTCGTCAAAGCGTGCTGGCACGTCATCGAGCCTGGAGTCCAATTCAAGGATAACTGGCACCTGAAGATGATCTGCGAACATCTTCAAGCGGTAACGGAAGGGAAGCTGAAGCGGCTGATCATCAACGTACCGCCAAGAACGGGCAAGAGTTCGATTGTGAGTGTGCTGTGGCCGTGCTGGGAATGGACGAGAATGCCGTCTATGCCATTCATGTTTGCCAGTTATGCGTTGAGGCTGGCGTTGCGGGACAACCTGCGGAGAAGGCAGGTAGTGGAGTCCAAGTTTTACCAGGACAGGTTTGGAAGCATCGTGGGATTTGCGGGAGAGCAGCGGGAGAAGGCGTACTTCCGGAACACGGCGCAGGGGAGCATGTTTGCGAGTTCCTTGGGATCGAGCAACATTCTCGGTTTTGGTGGATTGAGGTTGGTTCTGGATGATCCGCAAGATCCGACAGGAGCGGAGAGCGAGGTGGTAAGGGAGAGTGTCACGGAATGGTTATGCAGGACATGGCCCTCACGTAAAGATTCACCGGAAGCGGCGGAGGTATTGATCCAGCAGAGACTACACGAGAGTGACGCTACAGGCTTGTATTTGAAGCAGGGAGGATGGACGCATCTGAAAGTGCCGATGGAATGGGAAGGGGATTCAGAATGCGCTCCGGAGGTAAAGGATCCGCGAAGGAACTTGGGAGAGATCCTGGATGAGGTAAGATTCCCGAAGGACTTTCTGGAGGATTTGAAGCGAAGGCTCGGTCCGTATGGAGTGGCAGGCCAGTTACAGCAGAGACCCGCACCGATGGAGGGGGGGATCATCAAGCGGGAATGGCTGAAGCATTATGATGTGTTAAGGGACGGGCGAATCAGCGTAATGGACGGGTTATACCAGTATGACGCGATGAGTCATTTTCGATTCTGCACGGCAGACTTGGCGGCTAGGGAGAAAGAACTGGGAGGACCGGGCAGAGGACAGAAGACGGATCCCGACTACACGGTCTTCGCGGCATGGAGTGTATTTATAACGGCGCAAGGCTTACCGATTCTGACGCTTTTAGACTTGATAAGAGAGCGGATGGAAGGCCCGGACATTCTAAAGAAGCTGAAAGCGTTTCACAGGCGATGGGATTTCTCAGTTATTGGAATGGAGACCGTGGCGTTTCAACTGAGTCTATTCCAGTTTGCCAGGAGGGAGGGGCTTCCGGTAAGGGAGATCTCGACGAGGCGAGGAGGAGACGTTCTCTACAGGATCGACACGGACAAGATGGGACGAATGATGAGAGCGACGAACCTGTTGGCAGACGGCAGGTTTTGGATCCCGTCGTACACTTCCTGGCTGGACGCATTTGAAAGCGAGTTATGTACATTTCCGAATGCAGCGCACGACGACATGTGTGACGTAGTGGCATATGGAGTAGCGATAGCGGAAAGGATAAGGGGAAGAGGAGGAACGGCGATCCCCACAACGGCCTCATCCTCCACACCGGAGGAGGATGAGCGGAGGGAAGAGAGGCGAAGGAGTGGCCCGCCAACGGCGTGGGATTTTATAGAGGTAAAACGACCTCCGGGGTGGTAAGGTACGATCAACTAGGAAAAAGAAGGGGATCAGACAATGGGCATACCACTCGTAATCAGAAGCCAAAATGATCTGCTATACGCATATCAGTTAAGTGCGGCATATAGGAGTCCGTGGGTATTCGACCCGGATCTGGCGTTAAGAAGTGAGCCAGACATCTGGGAGATCATCCGGAACGAGCCGGTGGTACTGGCGGAGTTGGAGAGGCGAAACCGCAACGTAGTTCGCCCTTGGCGTGTGATCGCAAACCGACACGCTACGAAGTCGAAGAACATTTCCAAAGGGATGAAGGATGACTCCAAGAAATTGGCAGGGATTGTAGGGGAAGGTATCGGGTACATAGCGGAGTTCAACGCAGCGCGGCGAAGACTGGCGGATGCGTTCACGATAGGGCGTACCTACGAGTTCATTCATTGGGACAAGAGGGGTATTGCGCTCGACGGCTTACCGAAGATGGAATGGTACATCCCGGAGAGGATGACCAACGTAGACCGTCGAAGAATCCACTGGGTAACCGACTGGTCGAAGGGTGGCTTTATTGAAAAGATAGGTGTCCACCTTGAGATGTTTGATTCCAACAAGTACGGCTGGTTCCGCATAACGGACGACATGCGACGAAACCTGGTGGAATACGTCTTCACCAATGAAGAGGACAGAGTTGGCTATGGCCGTGGTGTGATACAGGCGTTGTACTTCGCGCATTACTGTAAGACGGTTGGCGTCAAGAAGATGAGTGAAGGCATGGACCGGTACGCGAACGGGATCATGAAGATCAAGCTCGATGGTTTAAGGCAGGGGAGTACGACGAAGACGAACGAGGATCTTCTGGCAGCGGCAAAGAAGCTGGCGGAAAACTATAGATCTGAACACTACATGGTAATGGAGGAAGCGGACGACGTTGAGATCCAGGACGCCCCGGCAGGAGCGTTGAAATTCTCGATGGAGTACATCCGGTATTGGGACGAGACGATAGCGCGGCTGTTCAACGGCAGTGTGCGGCCATCAGGGCATGGAGGAGGAAAATCGGGAGCGAGAGCGGAAGCGGAGACACAAGCGGATACGAGTGAAGCGTACTATCAGGATGACCGCAGGCATCTCGATGAGATTCTCGAGCGGGATCTCGTTCATGCTTTCCTGTACCATAACTGGCACAACATTGTGAAGTTAGGACTAGACGAGGCAAAGCCTCCGCATTTCACGAGTGACCAGATCAAGCGACAAGACGCGCTTACGGAATTGCAGATCAACAAAGAGTCCGTGATGGCAGGCGCACCGATCATGAAGAGCGAATGGTATGAAACGATCAACCGCACCCCACCGGACGAAGACGAAGAGGTAATCTCGCTGGAAGACATCCAAAGGATGGAAATAGAGATGCAAGCGTCCAAGGACGTGATCCGCGAGGATGACAAAAATTCTCTCCGATCAGAAGAGAAGGAAGACAAGAAGGAAGGAAAGAAGCAGGAACGCAGGAAGATGGAGAGGCAGGGGGAAAGCCGTGACGTAGGACAGAAGCGGCGTAAAGATCGCAGAACGAAAGAGAAGGAAGCGAGAGGGGTGTGAGCAAGGTATTGCTTACGGGAGGAACGGGCTTTTTCGGAAAGAACATCCAGGCAGAGTTTAAAAAGCAGGGAAGAGAGCTGACCGCACTGGGAAGCGCAGACGCTGACCTGCGGACGGGCAAGCATGAATTCGGATATATCCTGCGGGATATAGCTCCGGACGTAGTGATTCACGCGGCAGCAAGGTGCGGAGGAATCGGGGCAAACCGTGCCCAACCGGGAGACTTTTTTCAGGACAACATGCGAATGGGTTTGAACGTCTTCGACGCATGCGTGCAGGAAGGTGTGACCAGCATAGTCTTCCTTGGGACGACCTGCTCGTACCCATCGGAAGGAAGAATCCCCTACGAAGAGACGACTCTGTGGAACGGCTATCCGGAACCCACCAACGCGCCCTACGGAATAGCGAAGAGAGCGTTGATGGAATGTCTGGAAGCGTACCACAGGCAATACAAGTTAAACTCGATCACCCTCCTACCGACGAATCTATATGGCAAGTACGATCACTATGATTTGGAAACGAGTCACGTTCTGCCAGCGATGATCCGAAAGGTAAAGGAAGCGGAAGGCAACTCGATCACTCTATGGGGAACAGGGACGCCCACGCGGGACTTGTTATACGCAGGAGACGCAGCGGAAGCGGTAGTCCGGGCCGTAGATCGAGTCCAGACGATAGAAGGAACGGAAGCGGTAAATTTAGGTAGTGGAAGGGAAGTTTCCATCCGGGAGCTGATTGAAATCATACAGGACACGATGGGAACGGATTTCGATGTGGAATGGGATAGAACGAAGCCAGACGGCCAGAAGCGAAGGCTGTTGGATACGAGGAAGGCGAAGGCATTCCTCGACTGGGAAGCCACGACAAGCTTGGAGGAAGGGGTAGTGGAATGTTTGAGGGAGGACGGAGCGTGTCCTTCCCACTGACCAGAGGGCAATGGAAAGACAGGGAGGCCATCCTGGTGGGAGGGGGACCTTCCCTTCAGGACTTCGACTGGAGTCTCCTCGCAGACCATCCCCGTGTAGTGGTGATCAACAGGGCATTCAAAGACGTTCCCACGGCTGCGGTATGGTTCAGTGAAGATTTCGATGTGATCACGCGCCTATGGGGAACCACACCGGAATGGACGGGATTCAAGGGAGTAAAGGTATTACATGCGCTGGACAGGAAGTTTGAGAGACTGGTGGAAGAAGTTGATCCGGGAGTACATTTCCTGAGAACGGTAAGAGAGGGGAAGTTCTGGGCAAAAGACTTTGATCAAGGATTAAGTTACTCATCGAATTCCATGATCGGCGCGTTGAATCTGGTTGATATCATGGAAGCTGATCCGATATGTCTCCTGGGAGTAGACTGTCAGGAGCGGGGAGAAAGAGAAGTGAACTATCACGAAGATTACGATAAAAGAGGGAAGCCCCGTGCGGGAGACGCACAGTACCGTAGTTTCAAAAGCGACTTCGAGAACTGGGCTGCATGGCATCTCCGTGGAAGGGAAGTAATCAATTTGAATCCCGCCAGTGCGGTAACGTGCTGGCCGAAAGAGGATCCGATTACCTATCTAACTTCCTCTCTACACGCTTCGGCGTGAGCGATGGTGAGATATGGCTGCATTGAATATCCTCACCATCGTTTTTTATACGGAAGATGGAGATGGCTACGAGAAGGAAGTAAAAAGATTATCCGCATCTTTAGAGAAGTATAGTATTGACCACGCGGTTCAGAAGATAAGCTTGGTGGAATGGCAAGATGCGGTATGTTGGAAGCCGGAATTCATTCTCAATTCCCTGGAGCATTTCGAATCCATGGACGGAATCCTCTACGTGGATGCCGATGCGGAGTTCATGAACAAGCCGGATTTCGAGATATTCAAGGATTGCCACATATCGTTCCATGAATTCAAGAGAGGGCCGCATCATCCCGTGGAGGTATTGACAGGAACGCTGTACTTTGCCAACACCCCGTTGGTAAAGGAATTCCTCGAGGAATGGACAATGGAAACGCAGAAGTGGAGAAACACGGACACGCCGGAGCAATGCGCGTGGAAGTCCATCTGGGGAAAGTGGAAAGATAAACTCACGGCAAAGCCGTTACCTCCCGAATGGGTATGGATTTATGATGACTTCCCGCGTCGATACGGCCATCGGAATCCAGACGACATCGTGGTGAAGCATTACCAGGCGAGTCGAAGGTTAAAGAACCGCGTACCGAAAAAGTAGTTGACACGAGTTTCCTCTGCGGAGTAAAGTCCGATCAGGATGAGAGGCGCGGATAATCAACATAACATGTCCCAGAGGGAGTCGATCTACCTCCCTCAAAGAGCGAAGAAGAAGAAGAGGAAGTCGTCTCTCATCCAGCGTCTTCCCGATCCATCGACTCCCTTCTGGGATTTCAAAACATGAACGAACTTGAAGATAAGGTCTGGGTATGTTTCCCCTCGCTTATGCCAGAAAAGGGGATAAAAGCGGCCTCGCGATGGCGTGAAAAGGGCTATCGGGTAGGGGTATACGTGCAGGACAGCGCATTCATAGAGTCGGATATCGACTGGGTGGGTGTAGGCATGGGTTATCAGGGATACTGGTGGGCATGTGACCGGATTGTCCGGGCGGTAGCGGATCGGGGAGCGGAGATATTCATTCTCGCAGCGGATGACATGGATCCCGATCCAAACCATACGGCACAGGAGATCGCAGCGGAATACCTTGAAAGATTCCCAGACGGCTTTGGAGTGATGCAACCCTGCGGAGACCGGCAGGGAATGGACGCAACGGGAAAGCCTGCGGCGGCTAGGATCTGCGGTTCACCCTGGTTTGGCAAAGGATGGCTGGAAAAGGCTTTCGGCGGAGAGTACGTGGTGCCCACGGAATTCTTCCACTTCTACGGAGATGAGATCCTGAAGGAAGTCGCGGAAAAGTTGGGAGTCCTCTGGATGCGTGATGATCTTGTTCAGGATCATCATCATTGGGCATTTGGAAGACAGAGGAAAGAGGGATACCAGGAAGACAATAGTCGGACTCACTGGCAGGAAGACAAGAACCGATTCATGGCTTCCCAGAAGGATGGATTTGAAGATTACCTTGAGAAGTTCAAAAAGCCGCAGGACTCTTACTGAAAGGGCACACTTTATGAGTATCCTGTACACAAATATAAAAGTGCCTGTATCTGTAGTGCAAAACGAACTGGCCGGAGAGTTCATACGCAGGCGTGCCAGGAAAGACGGCGGAAAGGGAAGTTATCTCGCCATCGGAGACGGCACAGGTGATATCTGCGAGATCCTGGCGGCACGGGGATGGAACGGCATTCGTGTGGGAACGGAACTCCCCGAAGAGCTGTTTGAAAACGAGAAGTACATCCTTGCGTACATGTCTGCGGATCCACGTATTTCACGGATTCTGGATGGATATTACGTACGGACCCTGACAGTGGGAGAGATCTTCAACCAATATCCCGGACCTTACGACGTGATCGCCGCCGTAGGGAGTGACATGGATCGGGACATCTTTATCCACGAGAACGTCCTGAATCACGATCCGATGGTATATGTTCTGTCCGAAGACGGACACAACGAGCAGATGATCCGGATTACAGCCAACAAGGGATACGAGGCTTTCCTTGTGGAAGGCATTCTTGTTATGGCGAGGGAAGAATGAAGAAGGTATACAGTCTGTCTTTTTTCAGGAACGCCTCGAGCGGCTACGAAAGTGCGAATGCGGGAGTAGCCCGGGGAAAGTTCTTCATCAATTTCATCCCCACGATCATCCGTGCGGCGAAGGAAGCGTTCCCTGATTACGAGGTATGGATACACCATGACGATCGCGTACTGGAATTCCCCGCCTTTCAGGATCTCCCTCCGGAAGTGAAGCTGATCAACATGGGAGAGGCGCGGGAACTGTGTGCGGCGATGCTATGGAGGATGCAGCCCCTCTTGGACGAGGAGGTTGGATGGATGGTCTGTCGAGACGTAGACAGTCTACCGATGCATCGGGACCGGAACATGGTGGAAGAGGCGATGGAAAGCGGAGCGGAGCTTCATGCAATCCTCGACAGTGAGTCCCATTGCGGCCCTCTCATGGGTGGAATGATCGCCATGAATGCGCCTGCGGTGAGGACGAAGTGCCGGGAGGTTCTATCCCTGCTGGGAGACATTGACTATAACCGTCACGGATCGGACCAGATTCACCTGAACCGCATTCTCTGGCCTGCCATGCGGAAATGGGCATTCATTCACCAGCGGAAGAAAGTGGTGAACTATCCTGATGCGATGATGACAATGGAGGTTCACCCACAAGAGACGGATCTTGACAAGATCATCCGCCACATAGGAGCGGCCTTCGATGTAGAGAAGGCGAAGGCGATATTGCCATAAAAGACGAACATTAGGAGAGGTATCGGGATGACGTACAGAGTATCAATCGGCTGCACGACGAGACATGATTACTCGTCGCTCTTGATCTTCGCGGCGTTGTTGTGGCGCGAGTGGATTGGATACGAACCCATCCTCTTCCTCATCGGAGATGAGGATGAGGCGGCGAATCTTTCGTGGGGTGCGCCTACAAGCGGATTGGTTTACAACGCTATTCGTAAGTTTGGATTCCAATACGAACTGATAGACGGCGTAAAGGGAATCCAGGGAGCGACCCTCTCGCAATGCGTGCGTCATCATGCAGCCGCGATGGACTTTCCGGAAGAGGATATTATTATCCCTTCAGATGCGGATCTATTTCCGTTGAGGAAGAAGTTTTACTACCAGCATCAGAAGGACATAACGCTCTATTACTACAACGGGTATCCCGGAGAAGAGGAGACTCATTGGCCGACATGTCACCAGAGTGCGAGCGTAAAGGTATGGCGAGAGATGATGGGATTGGATCCCAGCAAGAGCGTGCGAGACAATCTATTGAAAACCTTGGAGGAGAGTAATATTCGGGAACTGGCAAAAGCACGCGCAGCGGATCCGAAGGATTGGGAAGCGGAATGGTTTTTCGACGAGCATTACTCGAGTCGGAAGATCAAGGAAAGCCGATTCTATCCCAACGGGATTCACCGGATCGCACGGGAAGGGCATCCTCCGAAAGACCGACTAGACAGGGCGCACAGACCCTCTTGGAAGAATGCAAATGTGAACAACTATGTGGATGCCCATACGGTACGGCCTGCATGGGACGACGAGAATTGGTCTATGCTTCGACCTCTGATTGAGCAGACGATTCCCCATCATCTTGCGTGGGCAGATGATTTCCGACTGCAGTTCAAGAAAGAAATGAGGCTTTAATGGACTTGGGATACCTGAGTCATTTTCCCGTACTTGCGGCAGCGATTGCAAAGACGGGAAAGGGAATCCTGGAGTTGGGGTGCGGATGGGGATCCACCCCGATGCTGCACGGAATGGCGAAGGTAATGGAACGACCGCTCATGAGTGTGGATACCGATCCGGAATGGATAAGCAAGTTTACCGGCTTGGCAAGTGACCTGCATAAATTTGAACTGGTCAAGGAAATAAATGTGGAGGAAGGGGAATGGCCGGGATGGACAGGTCAGGAATACGATCTCGCATTCATTGACTTCGCACCCGGAGAAACCCGAAAGGACGTGGCGTTGTCTCTTCGGGACAAGGTAAAGTTTATTATCCTGCATGATGCCCTCTGTGATCCCCCGCTGGGAGGAGGAAACTACCAGTACGAAACGATCATTCCCAAGTTCAAGTATTCAGAGTTTTATCGGTTTACCCGTCCCGTGACGTTGATTTTATCGAATGAAGAACCTTTCGGATTGGATGAAAAGGAGAAGAATGCATGAGTAAAAAGATAGTTGTCTTTGGAGGGACGGGATTTGTCGGAACGCACCTTGTCTGGAAGTTATCCCAGGTAGAAGGCAATCAAGTGGGGGTATTCACGAGAACGCCCATGAAAGCGATGCTTCCTGCCCATGTAGTACCCTTGGAGGGAGATATCCGATATCTAGTAGACGTGTTCCAAGTACTGGAAGGATGTGACGAGGTTTACCATCTCGCTGCATTCCATCACGTTGGAAAGTCATGGGATCACCAGGAAGAATGCGTGGATGTGAATACCAAGGGAACGGCAAACGTGGTGCAATCATGCTGGAACCGGAAGATAAAGATGCTTTACATGTCAACTTCCGAAGTCTACGGGATACAGGAAGAGACTCCCTGGCACGAGGATATGAAACCGAATCCGGTATCCCCCTATGGCGTAAGCAAGTACGGGGGAGAACTGCAGGCGTTGATGTATCAGAAACTGGGAGCCGATATCCGGGTGGTACGACCTTTCAACATTTACGGACCCGGACAAACCATGCGTGCGGTTGTTGGTGAATTCATCCTGCGTTTTCTTTCGGAACAAAAGGTACGCACCACGAAAGGGGAACAGACGCGGGAATTCAACTACGTGGAAGATGTGGTGGATGGTCTTATCTTGGCAATGGAGAAGTCCTACGAAGGACCGCTTAATCTATGCACTTCCGAAGAGACATCGATAAAAGATCTTCTTGGAATGATTCAGCAGGAAACAGGTTCCAAGTCGGAGATTGATTTCTCCATTCCCTACCGAAATAACGAGATCATGAAAATGGTTGGATCGAATACGAAAGCGGGAGAAGTATTGGGATGGAAACCGAAGACATCATTGGCGGAAGGATTAAAGATGACAATCCAATGGTACAGGGAAAGGCTTGGATTGGAGGTGACGACTTCCGCCTGATCCACGAATTCATGACGATCCCGTGTGTGGATCTGCTTGTCATGGAAGGGTCCCGCATATTGTTGTGTTTACGGAAGTACGAGCCGGAAGCCGGAAAATGGTATGTCCCGGGAGGGAGACTCCATAAAGGAGAAGAATTGCCGGAGGCGGCCATCAGAATCCTTCTGGAAGAGGTAGGTATGAAGGCACTTCATATCCGGCATCTGGGATGGGATACGACTTGCTTTGATACGGATCCTTTCGGACATGGAAAGGGAACCCATACGGTAAACGCCATTTTCCTTATGGTCATTCGCTATCCAAAGGATCCCGCTGGATGTGACCAACATTCCCACGCGAAGTGGGTGGAGAAGAGTGTTGTAGAGTTTTCGGACGATATTCCTGAAAGAGTGAAAAAGATTTTGAGGATGGCATGAAGAAACTGATCGGTGTGATGCTGGTAAAGAACGAGGACTGGATTCTCGGGATGTCCATGAGAGCGGCTCTCAAGTGGGTGGACGAACTGGTAGTGGTGGATGATCGCTCTTGGGATCAGAGCCTGTCGATCATACAGGAGATCACGGGAGAGAATCCATACCGTCTCCATTACTCCTATTGGCAACCAATGAAGGAGGTCGAGACTGAAAGCCGGTACAAGCCGGGAGAGAAGTTCATGAAACAGGTTCCCGACAACAGTGACCCGTGGTGGAACGAGATGGATGTGCGCCAACATTCCCTTCTTCTCGCCCGGAAGCACGGAGCCACGCACGTAGCCATTATCGATGCTGACGAGGCGATTACGGCAAACCTTATCCCCACCGTGCGGGAACGGATTCTATCTCTTGAACCCGGAGCCGCTCTTGAATATCCGATGGTTCCTGTCTGGGGAGATATTGATCAGTACCGGGCGGACGATTGTGTATGGTCTCGATCCTATCTATCCCTCGCCTTTGCAGATGAATCTTCCCTTACATGGAAGCCTTCTGGTGATGGCTACCATCATCATCACAGGCTTCCCTACGGAATTTCCAGGGTGGAAAAGGAAGGAGTTTCTTCGGGAGGCGTCATGCATTTGCAATTCGCTAATCGACGTAGACTTACGGAAAAGCACGTTCATTACAAGTTATCGGAGATTCTCCGCTGGCCCGGTCGGAAATCCATTCCAGAAATCAATTCGATGTACGAGCAGGCTTTGGATGAAAACGGGATAAAACTTATGGCATGCCCTGAAAAGTGGTGGGAGGGATACCGGAAGGAGAGAATCGTTCTGGAAGGAAAGTCTTGGTACTACTTTGAGATCAGGAAACTCCTCAAGGAACATGGAAAGGAAAAGTTTGCGGGTCTGGAACTTCATGGATTTTAAGGGAGAAAAGAATGAGTAGAACGGTTATCGAAGAGTCTTCGGGAAAGATAGATCCGAAGACTATTTCCTGTATTGCGGATTACGTTCTGATACGGATGCTTCACAGGGAGAAAACTGCGGGGGGGATTCATCTTCTAAAGAAGTCCAATCAGGGAACGGAACTTGCCATCGGTGAGGTGATGGACGTAGGCCGATCGGTTCCCAATACGCGAAGCGCTCACCGGATTCCGATTGACGATATTCGTGAGGGAGATTACGCACTGACGATCCAGTACATGGGTGAAGACATGCTGCTGGGGGGAGAGGATTATAAATTCATCAAGGAACACGGGGTGTGGGCAACCGTGGAATTCAATGATGTAAAGACGTGGGACATAAAGGATGTTCATCCACGGTTTAACAGCATTCTGATTGAACCGGAAAAGGAAGAGACTACGGAAAGTGGTAATATTTATTTGCCCAATGAACAGAACGCCCAGAGTGGTGTTCGACGGGCAACCGTGGTAAAAGTAGGACCAGGGGGATGGCACTTACCGTCATTAAAAAGACTCCCCGTGGAACTGACTCCTGGAGATCAGGTGGTGTTTCAACGATATGCCGGTGCGGTTGTAAAAGTAGGCGGTATTGAATACAGGCTGTGTCAGGAACAGGATGTACATATGATTACGGAGAAGGTGTGATGGACGAAAAGATGTGGCATGTTATAGCAATTTCAGGAGTAGGAGAGGTTGCGGTCTGGGCTGCAGAAAGTGCATTTGATGAGATAGATATACACCCTCCACTTGCTTCTGTTGTTGTAGAGAATCCCACTCACCTTCTTATTACGCCTCAAGGGGTAGGGATGAGGCCGTTAGCGAAGAAAGCATTCGTTCGTTTCGCTGGGATCGGCATGATTTATCCTGCTTCCGAAGAGATGGTGACCACTCTTTCCCGTGCATGGGAAGACGGGGATCCTGTAAATGGAAAGGCAAGGACAATCCAACTTCCAACCCAGAACGATCGAAACAGGTTTCATTTGTGATTACGGGGAAGGAAGAACTGGAAAGGTGGCTTGAAAAGCACAGCCGTCTTTTCGAGGATGCGGTGAAACGAATGGCATGGGCGCGTTTCCAAGGAACGTGGGAAGACAGGATGAGAGAGCGGAAGAACATGGCTACTCTTATTCAGCATACGATGATCCTTGCTGACATGCGCGGACGGAAACGGGTATTGATGGAGATGAACGCACTGGATCGCAGCGCGAAGTTTGGTGAGAAGACTCCCCCCCTCCAACCTACGGGAGACAAGACACCTTTGAGTAGTCTTTCCTTTAAGGAAGCTATTGATGATATTCTGAGCCGGGATCCCAAGCTTGCGGAAGGATACCGGGAAGTCACACGCCTTTACAATGAGGGTCATGTCTTCGCACTTGCCCGTGCTGCGGAAGGGAACGTCGATGACAAGTTGGCGATGTGGCGTACCAAGGAAGTACAGAAAGCCCTTGTGGAAGTGGAAAAGGAAGGAAAGGGAATAGATGAATTCGGAGAGATGATGCGGGAGATCGGTCCCTGGAGCCGATGGTACGCAGATGTACTCTATCGGACTAATATCTCGAACGCGGTTTCGAATGGCCGCTTTGCCCAGGCTCTTGATGAAGATGTGCAGGAAGTGGCACCCGCTCTTGAACTGGTGGGAATATCCGACGATCGGGAACGGCCCAACCATGCCGCCGCAATGGGATTCACGGCAACCCCAAAAGATCCCCGGTGGTCAATCGTGCGACCTCCCCTCGGATACAATTGCCGACACGGGGTAAACTTGATTTCAAAAGGTGACTTGGAACGGCGGGGACTGTTCAAGGACGGACAGGTAATCCCCTACGTACCACCGAATTTCCACGAGGCCCATCCCGATCCGGGATTCAAGCCGGGGGTTTTCTGATGAAACGTCTTAGATCGCCAGCAGAAGTAAGTTATTCCCACGAAATGACAAGGAAAGTATTCTGTCTTCCTCGTCAACTTCTCATAGAGTTCCGTGAATTGATTGTTTTCCCGACAGGACTGAGCGAAAGCGAAGTAATTCGTAGCTTGTTAATTCAATCAATCAAGGAAGAAAAGAGATATAAAACAGCCTTAAATGGTAATGAGAAGGGGAAGACTTCCGCCCATAGAAAATCATCCTATCAATAAATCCATTCTTTTATCCTGTTAACATGTGCATATTTATGATCAATGGGGAACAAAAATTCATCAGTAGATCTTTCCGCAGAATTTGAAGAGGCAGGATGGGATTTTGCTTCTTTTGATTTCTCACCAAAGGAACAAGCCTGCATCAGCGCAAAGCTGAAAAAGATGAAGGACGAGAATAAACCCCAGGATCAGAAAGTAGCGATTGCCATTTCCCATTGCGCCCCCAGCAAAGCTAAAAAGAATTTTGCTGCCAGTTTCGACGCGGGTGGGGACGGGATAAAAATTAAGATCAAGGGGGCGAATTACGAAGCATTCGATACCGGAGACGGTTACTTCACCCTAAAGGATGTACCGATCCTGTCGGAAGTAGCAAAGGGAGTGAAAAACGCCCCGGAAGCTTACGACAAGGAAAAACTCGAGGACTGCGTCCGAAACTCCTTAACGCAATACCATGAAGGACCGAACCATCGATGCGCCCCCGCTTTTATCCGACATAATCCCGATACGGATTTGGGTACTGAACCTGACTTCTCCGGCTACGTTCTCCCGAACCGTGTCGGGAAATACAATTTTGGCGAAGATGAAAAATGGACGGTATTTGGGGATGTGAAGGTAAATGGAGATACCTTCAAAAAGCTACAGCGTGGAGAACTTCCCGCACATAGTCCTGAACTTTCCTACAAGAAAGGAAGGATTACGGGACTGGCTTTTCTTTCCACGAAACCCCCTCATTTTGAGTTTGCGAATAACACTATTGGTGAAGTTAAAGTAGATCATGCTGCCCAGTTTGCAGCGTCTTTAGGCCCTGATGATAGGGGGAAATTCAACATGGAAGAACAAAAGTCTCCCACAGAAGGGAGCGGAGCCGAAGTATCGGAAGAAGTCAATACGGAGTCTTCCGACATCACTGCACGCTTTGCTGCCTTGGAAACCGTTGTGAAGGATCTCGGTAGTAAGGTGAGCGAGATCAGTGACAAGTTGGAAGGTCGTAAGAACATTGATCCCATCGAGGGGAAACCGGAGAATACTCCGATTGAACCGGATGGGGCAGAGGGAAGAACGAAAATGGAAATGACTCCCGAACTTGCTGCCAAGTTCAGCGCGTTGGAAAACGACAACGCAGATCTGAAGAATTGGCGTAAGGACCAGGAAAACGAGAAGATCGCCACTTCCCTAGTGAAAGAAGCGGAAGTTTCTCTCATGGGAAAAGTAATGACAGATGAACTACGAGAACAGATCGCTACGTTTGCCGCTGAAAAGGCCGGTCAGAAAGGTGCTTCCGAATGGTTCAAGAAATATCTCGATGCCTTGAAACCTTCTCTACGGGAAGTTCCTTCCGCTAACTTCAGCGACTTCGCGGCATCCGGGGTAAGCGTGGAAGCTACGGACAGTTCTCTGGCGAAATACCAGGGGGATCCGGAGAAGGCTCAGAAGGCAACCCAATACGCTCTCGAGTTCCGCACTATGAAATCGAAGTTTGCCAATTTCGGTGATAGCTGGGGTTCGACTGATGAGGAACGAGAGGAAAAGTACATTACCCAGCAACTTGCCCTCTCTAACGAAACGAAGGAGGGGAGGTAACGATGGCTGCACTTACTGAAGCTACTCCTCGACGCACGCATGGCGTGTACTCGTGGATTCAAAACTATCGTGTCGCAAACGGTGTCACGATTTATTCAGGAGCCTTTACGGGACTTCCTGGTGCGAACGCCCTGACATCCAATCGTGGATATCTCCTCCTGTGGCAGGATCAGTCAACGATCATCTGGACTGGAATGGCAATTGCCCAGTCAGCGACGAACAGTCTCTCCACTTCCAACGCGGTGGTGGGTGATACGAGTGCGGCTCCGGTTCCGGAAGTCTCCGTAGAATGCGGACCTTTCGTCCTGGAGCAGGTATCCGTGACGGGTGTTAGTGCCCAGACAGATGTGGGGCGCACCGCCGTGTATGCCTCCAATGATAATGACATGACCACTACGGCAAGTACGTATGCAAATGCCATTGGTCACGTATTGTACTGGCACTCGGGAACGACTGCTGACGTGTTTATTTTCGGATTCCAGACTCAGCTTGGATCGCTGCTTTAATTGAGGAGGTAAGCAATGCCCGGAGTTGCAAACATTGGTGCGCTAACCACCCAAGGCATCCGTGCGGAATTCGCGCTTGCCTTCCAGCCACGTTATCGCGCTATCATGGGAATCGTAAATGAAGTTATCTGGGAAACAACCTCGGACAAACTTCAGGAAGTCTATGGTGTTCTGGACTCTGCCACCTATCCGGTGCGTTGGGGTGCAGGTAACACCATCCCGTCGAAGGGATTCAGTTCTTCGCAGTTGACCGTGCAGAACCGTGACTTTGGTCGTCGTGTCTATCTGCCGCGTAACTGGGAAGATGATCAGACAGGTCAGGTGTTCAATGTTGCACGGCAGCTTGGACAACGCTGGGCTACCCTGAGTGAGCGGATCTTCTTCCAGTTCATCCAGGCAAGCACTGACCCAGATCTTTTGCCTGCTATCCCAAATTCTATAGATGGCAATTCGCTCTACCTCACGACCACGAGGTACGGGAGTGCTTCCGGAAACGTAGTCACGCAGACCGGCTCTACGACCGTGCAGCAGATCATCACGGACGCATACTCGGTTCGACGTAGATTCCTCGAATTCCAGGATACGGAATCTCAGCCCTTCTTCGATTCCGCAGATGTGGAAAGTATGCGTGTCTTCTACGGTCCATCTCTTGAACTGATTGTCCGACAGGCGCGATACCAGACCCGTCCCCATTCAGTTGTTTCTACAACAGGTGCGGCGGTCACGAATATCGCTCTTGAAGATGCGGGAATGGAATTCGCATGGACAAGTAACCAACGTATTACCAATACCCGTCTCTATTACTTCCTGCGCGGAATTCCGGGCGACCAGCGTCCGTTACTCCGACAGGTTCGTAAAGGGATGAACGAGGCACAGGGTAACTGGGCCACGAGTGATCACACTCGTGACACGGGACAGCCTTATGTCCAGTTTGATTCCAGAGAAGGTTGGGGATCGATCAACGCTCGTTCGACGATCCGTGTTTCATAAATTGTATTTTGAAGGAGGACACCATGCCACGGGGTAGACCTAAGAAAGCTGTAGCGCAGGTCCAGGAGAAGTCTTCTGTAGCGCAAATTATGGAAGAAGAAGCTGTAAAAGATAATGCCCAGAATATTACGAAGGAGATCAATCTTCGTAACATTACATTACCAACCCTGTTCTGGCATGGTGCGCTTCCGGAAACGGATCCATTCAAGATCAAACGGACATGCAATACTCCCACAGAGTCTGTCAGCAATGTCACGATGGAGTACTTCAAGTACCTCGATGGCATGACAACGAAGTCTTTGTGGCTTGCCCCTCCTGATCCTGAAGATGGGCCGCAGTGGATAGGAAGATGCAGATGGTTCCAGCAACTGGATGTATCCACCCTGCACTTCCCGGCCTTCACCGATGAAATCAGTGTCCAAGTGGGCAATTCCAACGACAACCGTCGTCCTTATCCCGGACAGGTATCCCTTCTCACCCCAATTCAACTCGAAAAGATCCTGAAGGAAATGGATCGATTCGTTATCCGTATAAACGAGGGGCATGTTGATATTCCCAGAAGTGAATGGCATACCATTCATCCTCGTAATGCCAAGATCATTGATCTGGCGCATGGGAATTGCCCTGAAGGGATGTCACAGGAAGAATACCGGGACGCGGTTCTTCGCGGTCAGGCGGTTGTGGAACAAGAGTATCGGAGACGGTATGATATTCCCATTGCGGAATTTGTATACCTGATTCCCTTGGACGCGGATCCAGGGTCAACCCCGATGGATTACTTCAGTCTGGTTCCGGCGTTCCATTCTTTCTTTGATAACCCGCCTCCTGCCCTTTCGGAATTACTGAAATCCTAACGGAGTAGGGGGGCAAGGAGATGACGGATGGCTACCCCTACAAGGGCAGAGGTTGAGGCACAATGGGTTAATGCGGCGAAATGCCTGGAACTGATCGTCGATGCAGGATCAGAAAACGCCACCAACCTTATCAACCTGATCGATACTCTCGAGCAATCCTATGAAGGTGACTACATAGGAGAATCGGAAGCTGCGGTTCAGGCTATTCGTGGATCCCTCGCAGGAATGGTCACACCGGGATTTGCACAGGCCCTTCAGCGTCCTTACTTGAGAATGTACTGTAAGGATGTTATCGGTCTGCTGAATGTAGCAGCAGCCGGTGATACCCTGATGCTCAGTACGATGATCGATTACATGCGGGATAATGCACATTTCGTACAGTCCCGCGTGATCACGTATGGGGCACCTTTAGCTGGCACCAGTAATATCGGAACGAACCAGATCCATCGCCTTGTAAAAGACAAGGACAACTTCGATATTGAAGCGGTCTGGATCGATCAGAAACTGATCAAATGTATCCTGGATCACAATACAGGACGGGATATTGGAAATGAACTCTGGAGTATTGAAGGTCAAGCCCGTCTTAAAGATGAACTGAAAAGATCCGGTTCCGGATTCATGGGGAGTCTGGCCGGATCTGTTTCCGATGATTCTCTTCTTTCCAATCCAAGCTTCCAGAGTTTCGGAGGCACTGCAGCGGTTCCTACCAGCATCACGGATTGGACTTCCACGATTACGGTGAATGACACCAATTTCATTTTCGACAGCACGAACACCTTTCGGAAAGGCCCTTCAGATGGGGATACCACTTATTCCCTGAAAGTAAATACGGCATGTAACCTGACACAGAAACTGACTGTCTCGGGAAACAATCTCTCGCGAAGTCTTCCGTATGCGATGGTTCTCATTTATAACAGTGAAACCTTCAGCGGAGAGGGAACCTTGGTGGTCCGGATGGGAGGGGTCTCCAGCGCGACTGTTACCGTGACGGGTCAGACGGGATGGAAAGTATTGTTGGTTCCCGGCACGGCGAATTGGGCAAACTGGTACAAGGTATTCCAAGAGGACGATCTCCAGATAGATATTGATCTTACTGGAATATCGAGTGGTTCCGTTCTTCTTGCAGAAGCTCTCTTTATTTCGGCAACTCCCTTTGACAATCTTTGGTATTGGATGTTGCCTTCCAGTGGAGATGCCGCCTACATTCCCGCAGAAATTGATGACCAATTCACTCTTTTGGATACTGATGCGGATACCAGCATTATTCAAAAGTGGGTGGTACGGGCGTGGAATTATTATTTCCCCCATTCAAACGGTTCTTCCATCGGTTGGTCTGGTTCGTAAAAGGAGCGATTAGATATGAACAAGGGATTGATTACTCATGCATCCATTTTTAACTTGGCTGCTCCTGGAGCGAACACTGATATCCTTTCCAGCAGCCTTACCCTCAAAGAGGGCGGTGCATGGCGCGTAACCGTGGCTCTGACGACAGCCAGTGTTTTCAATGTCACCTACACGGACGGGACAACCACGCACGCATTCGGATTAAATTCCAGCGTGTCATTACTCGCCGGGGATCTTTACACCTTCGCTTTTGGCGGCTCTCCTATAGAAACAAGTAGTGGAAGTACCAATACGTTGTCAATCAACTTCCAGGTAGAAACGGACAGCATCATCGAACTTTTGGTTATCGAGGAAGTACAGTTAGGGACTGCGTAAGATGGGGTTTGGAGCAGCACAGGGAGCGGGTCTAAATCCGCTGAAACAGGTTGAGCTTTCCAGTGATCCTGCGGCAATTGCGAATACAGGGCAGGCGTATTGGAAGGATACAGGAAGCGGAGATGAATTTTACCTGGAGGATGAATCAGGGAATGTCATCCAAGTAACAAGTGGCAGTGGGATGTACAACATATTCCCTGACTCCCTATACGTCACGGGGGGATCGCTTGGTCTCGGAACGCAAACTCCATCGTCTACCTTTGAGATCGAGGGATCGTCAGGTGATCTCACACTTGAGATCGACAACAACGTAACGAACTCGGCAAATTTGAAAATCCAATGCCCTGCGGGAAGTCCACGAGCTGATCTGACTCTCGATGATAGTCTCCACATCACAATGAGGGGCCAGCGGGTTGGCATCCTTCAGACCAATCCTGCCTATACTTTGGATGTTACAGGTAACGCCCAAGTCACCACTGACATGACTGTGGGGGGGTCAGTCGGTCTAGGAGTCACGGACCCTGACGAACAGCTTGAAATAACGGGCCGTCTCCACATGGGACAGATCGCCGCTCCTGGAACGACCACCGACAAGCTCTACAACGTGGCTGGAGCCCTGACTTGGAACGGCACGGACATTTCTGCAGGAGGCGGCGGGGGAATCTCCACCGTCGTCACCAAGACCGCCAACTACACCGCCGTAGCCGGGACAGATGACGTCATCCTTTGTAATACGACAGGAGCGTTTACGATTACCCTTCCCGCCATTTCTGGAAATACGGGTCAAGTTTTCTATATAAAGTCGATTAACACAGGGACCATAACAGTGGATGCGGATGGAACCGAAACCATCGACGGTGACCTGAATAAGTTCATCACGACCAAGTACGAAACGCTCACGCTTTGTTGCACGGGAGCCACGCCTGATTGGGCGATTTTGTAAGATGACATATTCACCCGCGCAAGCGAGCTTCATGACCGGGGAAGATTATTGGATTTCACTTGGCATCCTCGGTGCATCGACGGGGATGGTTCCCTTAATATCGTCACATACAACGATCCCGGCATTTGATGATTCAGACGGAACTGCGGTTGTGATCACAGACTCGGTTGCCCTTGCTGGAACAGCGGCAGCGGCGTCATGGACGGGCTACAACCTTGCGGCGTCCAAGACTAAGCTCTTGGCAATTGCCTACGTTCATTCAAGTACCAGCAATTATATTGGCTTGGGCTTCCATACTTCCACGCTGCCCTCCTCCACGTTAGAAAATGCTTATGAGGCAACCTTTGATGGGGCGGGAGGGCACAGCGAATTAGGCAAATATGTTAAAACAAATGGAAGTACTACCTACACTGCTATCGAGACAGATGCCACGATCTACCAAAATGACCTCGCATATTCAGCGGTTTGGGGGATCGGTCTTTATGTGGATGTGGATAATGATATCCAGAAATCGTTTTTCAAGGGGTCATCTGGACAATGGGTACAAGTTCTTGCTGATACCGATACTGCTCATACGAGTGCAACTTTCCAGAGTTTTTATCTGAGACATTATGGGGAATCCGCTCGGTTTATTGCGCCTATTTATTGTTGGGGTGCATAATGTCATACGCACCAGCCACATTCCACGCGGGAACCGGGGAAGATTTCTTCCGCAAGGAAGGCATCCTGGTGGATGGCATGGCCCCACTGATCTCTGCACGATATACATTCCCGACTCCTGATTCCAACTCTGGGACGGCTATTACAGTGACTAATTCAGTCGGAAAAGCGGGGGCGGTACAAGCGGTGAGTTGGACCGCTTTCGATTTACCATCGGCAAAAAGCAAGATTTTGGCTGTGACGTATATGCAGCCATCCACCACCGGTTATATTGGTTGGGGAATCCACGACTCAACAACAGCCGCGCTAGTCGCGACTATAAAAGATTCCTATCAGGGGATTCATCACCCCGGCGGCAATAATATGCACTTCGGTAGTTATAATGCTTCGGGCGGATTTACGCTCTTGGGAACTGATACGACGTTTTTTCAAGAAAATAGTGCAGATCAACCGGTGATGGGACTCGGACTCTTTGCGGATGGGACTGATCTAAAGATGTTTGTAAAATCAGGAACTGGACAATGGTTCCAGATTTTGACAGCCTCGGCTGCAACGCTCACTTCATTTCATCAGGTTTATTTCCGGCAAAATGGTCTGAATGCCCGTTTCATTTGTCCCATGTTCGTCTGGGGGTCCTGAATGGAAACGGGAACTTTTCAAAAGAAGGGGGTCGGGACTGAAGAAGACCCGATTCAGCCAGACTTCGAGACGGCTCCGGGTGGTCCTTTGGGATACCAGCCGGTGAGGTGGGAATCCGTAGGCGGCGAGACAGCGACCACCATGACGGTCAGATATCAGACGCAGTAAAGGAGTAGGTTATGGCATTAGCGGATGAAGTACAAAACAGATGGTCATCTCAGATCCTGATTAACGCTTTCAATCCCCAGGATTCTACAGCTACGACTCTCAGCACCGGCACAGATTCCAAATTCGCTCTAGCAATCACAGACGTAGAGGCAGGATTTGAAATCTATGCTGGCGTGACGTATGACAATACAAAATCTACTCATAAAATGATTGCATGTGAAGGAGTTCTTATTCGAGGATTAGTCTTTACCGGACAGTCAGATCTGACTCATTGGGACTCCTGGATCAATCGTTTGCGGGATCTTGGATTGATTACCGGGCGCGATCGGATCAAGATGTTCACCGACAGCACGTTGTCTCCCACAAGGGATCGAGTAGGAACGAAACCAAGCTTCGACAGTTCTGTATTTACAGAACGGTATGTGGGTAATGCTCCTGTGGATACAAATAATAACAGTGGTCCTGTTACAACAGATTAAACGAGGGTGGAGGAAATCGGGTGTCGCTTTATCGCCTGAAACAACATATTCTGGCGAGGCTCGATAAACTCGAAGCTGCCGCCAAGGATCCCTCCAAACTCATCAAGCAACTATCCGCTATTGGACTCACGTCTGCTGAGAAGGCATTCAAAGATCAGGCTCTGGGTGACTTTGCATGGTCAGAGCGGTATCCCGGAATGACTCCTCCCGTTCTCAATATCGCAGGTGCGATCAAGGATTTTAACGCAGGTCGGAAACAACCCAAACCAAATCGCTTCCAAGATCGGCCTGCCAACGTAGATGAGGGAACACGCGGAGGATTGTGGGGAAGCCTTACCATTACAACCAGTGACGATGTTGTAGGGTGGGGAAGCAACAAGGAGTACGCTACCCTGATGCAGGAAGGGGGCGTAATGGATCAGGATATAACTGAAGGAGCCAAGGAAAGAATCCAAGAATATTTATACACAGGTCTTTTTACAGAAAAAGCTGCTGAAAGCAAAAGATCCATAGAGAAATCGAGAGAAAAGAGTTCTGTTACTCGCATGGAAAAGAAAGCGACTATACAGGTAAGTCGCACGGACGCTGACTGGAGGGCACCAACCCAGAAAGAGATAAAAAAGGAAATAGAATGGTTTCAAAAAAAGATAAATAAATTTGGGAAAGAACGCCTCAAAAAAAGATTTACTACAACACCTAAAAAATATGGGAAGTGGAAGAAACGGGTAGGAGTAGGTCATGAACGAATTGATAAATTGTTCGCACGATACGGAGATTCCACCAATATACAAGACGCTGCCTACAACAAGGCTTCCGCCAAGAAAAATAAGAAGCGGGTTTCCACTTTTTCCTCCAAAGTTACAAAAAAGAAGGATGCAAAAGGATATAGCCGGAAAGATCTTATCTCGAAACTGAAATGGGCCATTAATCCAGAAGTAAAGGGGTGGTCCCACGGAATCGGAGCGCGTCCCTTTTTGGGTATCACGGATGAGACCGAAGTGGATATGATAAAAGCAGTTGAAGATTTTTTCCGAAAGGCACAGGCGTAAATGGCAACTCCGAATGTACAAAATATAATCCGTATTCCGGGAAGACTTTGCTACAACCCCACGGATCTTACCCTTGACTATCCGCATGGGGGAGCGGCCCTTGGAGTTATAAGGGATATGGTTTTTAGTTTCGGCGCGAAGACCACTCTCACGACGGGCGAGGAATGGGGGGGGGTCGTTACCCGTGCGTGGTACAGCGGGGAAGCCCCCTTCCTAGCGTGCGTCCTGCGGGAATTCGACAGGGATGCACTGACAAAGGTATTTCCCAACACACAGATCGGCTCTGTCACGGAAGACGTGACCATCAATTACCTTCCCGGTGGATCCGGTAACCGTCCTGGTTATGATCTTGCCAATCTGGAGATCAAACTCGTTTTCTCTCCGCTTTCTCCGGAACGGGATCCCTTTATCATCATCTATTCAGCACTTCCAAGTATTGATGAAGAAGCAGCTTTGATGCTTTCTTACGACGAGGAAATAGGAATTCCCATCACTTTCTGGGCAGCGGTGGATTCCAGTGGAAGAACCTATCGTAAAGGGAGGGCGCGTGATCTGAACGCGCTTCTGTAGAATGAAAGTCGGACCCTTCATGCTGGCACTTGGGATCGCGGAGATAAAGGAGGTCCCCCAGGAAGCCGTCGATGCCATCTGCGAGGCCGTTCAGGATGCCGTCTACGCAGGCGTGACTCCCACCGTGGGAGAGTGGACTTCCATGAGCGAAGTCGAGCAGGCAGCGTTTCTTGAAGCGAATGATAAGATGTGGCGGGAAAGATGTTCCCTTACAGGAGAAGCGTCCCAATCGTTGGTTGCCGCCGCTTACATACGAAACAAGGAGGAGGGTGACGATCTCATGGCACAGGAAGTCGTTAATTTTATGGTACGGAAAAATATCGGAAAGTTGGAGAAAGAGAAATCAACCAGCAACAGATAATTCGGCAGATTGTTTATCTCCTGGACGCTTCCCAGTGGACGGGATCGAGCAATCGTGTCTTTGGAACCGGATCCACACTGGCTTCTGCAATGGTGCCGGAAGATGCCAAGAAGACCATTCGAACCCCCGTGGCTTTGGTCTATCCCGTCAACAGTTCTGCGGATCCTCAACATGGAGAGCAGCCACAACTCATACAGGCCACGATCAATATCACCGTTGTCACCACCGTGCCGGGAGATGCGGTGGGAGAAAAGACGATCATCGGAGGAAACGTCCCGGACAATACAAAGTCTGAGGGGAAAGGTATCCTTGAAATAGAGGAGGAGGTATTCAACACCATCGGAAGTCTGCAGGTGGACAACGGAATCACCATTTCCTTCCAGACGGCAAATATGCGGCAACCCACTTACGATCCAAATTTCGGTTACATTGCTTTCCGGGATCTGTCATTCAAATGCTGGTGTACGGTCATCCGTCAATACCATCCCGTAAGTTATCTGACAGCTACGGGAGGAAGCGGACAGGTGGCCCTTGAGTGGGGTCTTCCTCCCGACAGGTTTGATCGTTATCGTGTAGTTCTTCGACGGGCTTCGGGGGGAACCGCACCCGCTACGATCAGTGATGGGACCGGGGTAACCCTTTCAGCAAACCTTGCAACGAGCGTGACAGACACTGGCTTGGCTGCAGGAACCTATTCCTATTCCATTTTCGCCACGTATGATGAAAAGGATGGTCGTCCCGGAGGAACTCCCGCCAGTGATGAGCGTGTCTCTAGTGCCGTAATCCGACAGTCTATTTCAGTGAGTTGATATATGGTTACACAGCTTGGTCCTGCAAGAATCACGGTTGAACTGGATACGCAAAAAGTTCAGGCTCAATTGGATTCCATTCGTAATCAAGTGGACCGAATGGGAGGACCTGGCGGTGGAGGAGGGGGAGGACCTACTGCCACAGGCGAAGCTACAGAAGGGGGGGTAATTGATCCCTCGCAAAGATTACGATTCCGGACAAAGCAATTCCGAAATCCAGCGGCTGAGAGAGCGCGAAGGAGAACTTCCATGCAAGGAGGAGCAGAAATTCTCAGCCGTCGCATGAGAAAAGAAAGAAGGGGATTCACCCGCGCTGCGGCTGCTGCGCGGGGTGGAGCAATGGGAATGGCGGGGGCTGCTGGACGCGGGATGATGACAATGGGAGGAACTGCCGGTTTGGTCATGGGGGGTATAGGTCTTGCCGCAGGGGCGGCATATGCCGGGGCGGTTGCCATAGAACAGTTGGGACCGATGGTTGGAGAAGCGATAAGAGAAGCTACCAAGGATACCCTGTTTGAAGAGGCTGGAGAATTCATCGATAATAAGTTAGAGGATTTGTCTCAGACAATTACAGAGGAAGTTACTTCCAGGATTGCTGCCATCGTTCCTTCAGTAAAGAAAACAGAGCAGTTGGAAAGAGCAAAATTCTTACTCGGCGAGAGTGATATGCCGTTGAGTGAAGTACAGGGAGATTTCGGAGTTATTTTTGATGCGATTCGGGCACAGAAAATGAAAGAGCGGCATCAAGAAACTGTTATGCACGAAGTAACGGGCGGTCTTATGATGAAAATGCTGAAAGGTGTGAGGCAGTAATGGCATTAGCGACGAGAGAACTGACAGTAACTTACGGTGGTTACACAATCTCTACGGCGAATAATCGTGAACTGACCAATATAATTATCAATACGAAACGATTCGAAGAAGCCACCGTCGAATTTACATGGGATATAAGCAGTACAACAGAGGCCGGATTCGCAACAGAGATCACTACTACGGAAGATGCGTTTCGTAAACCTTTCCAAAGTCTTACCATTACGCAGGGAAGTTCCACGCTCTATAGTTTCAGTCAATCCGGCAATACGGGTCTGGATGCGGATCCCGAAATCACCAAGAGGGAAGACAATGCCACGGGACGGAGCAGGCGTTACACGGCCATGATCACCGTTGGATTGCCTGCAAACACGGGTGCTGAAACGGTCAGTGGCCTGAGAGAGCATTCCGTAGATGTCACCTATGCCAGCAACCGCGTGAGAACCATAACCATTTCAGGCGTTTTTACCGCTGTGTCAGGCAATAACGCACGGGACCAGTACGAATCCCAGATCAGTTCGCTTGAAAACTCGGTTTTCAATGCGCTGGATATTTCCGTTTCTGATCGTGAAGTGATTGACGAACCGGAATCCACCAGTTCTTACAATATCAAGACCATCTCATTCCGTCGTGTCTGGCGTGAATTGATTTTCAGGCAGGCCGGTGGATCAAAAGACAATGCCAAGATCATCAATCAACGACTGAGTATTACCCGGAGAACGGAGGCTCCTGGAGATACTCCCGGAGTAGATCGCTTGGCTACGTTGGATGTGGAATATGATTGTGACGTGGATGGAGAGGTAACAACTGATCTGAAAAGTCTGTACCAAGGAACGATTCGTCCCTTCATGTTGCAGCAAACCAAAAAGTTTGTTCCCGGTTCAACGATTGCACTTATAAAAGAGGAACCTCAAATCAGACCAGACGTAAATCATATCCATGTAGTAATGGAGATCAAGGCAACATTAGACGGAAGTGTCTTCGCAAGAATCGTCGAAATCGAAGATGAATTGCAGCCTGGAGCAGTCTTGGTTCCGATATGGGTCGATGACATGACAACCAGGTATCGTTACCAGGGTCCAATCATGCGCCGAAGAACCATTACAGACACAAAAACTGTGAGGGGATTCGTGTATACATCACCAACTGAAATGAAAGATGCGGGACGATCAATACTGAACGATCATGGCGCAGGACTCGGAGCTATTGGGTTGAGTCCGCCTGCCGGTATGAGTTCCATTCATCGATCCAGCAGACCTCAATATATCCATAAACTTATGGGACTTGGATCCAATTTCATAGATGTAACGGATATCGTCACGACAGACGTGTTTGAATTTTACACGCCGTATGTGGGTGGCACTTCTATGACGGAAACGGGTAGCTAATGAGTCAAGCCGTTACAAAAATACTTTTGGGTGGTTACCCAGTACTGGCCTCGAGTTCTGTTTCCTGGAAACTGACAAGTGGAGTTCGTCCAAACATACAGACATTTGACATGACCCCGTTGGATGCTATGGCAGTTCTCAGTGAAAAATCACTTGAACTTCATCTGGGTAATAAGATTAAAGTAAAGGCGTTGTATCCCCTCGGGTATGGCCCCTCTGAAAACCCAAACATACGTAGAGTGCGCGTAGCTGACAGGCGAGTGTGGTGGAGTTACAGGTTCATCAATCGCATGTATAACAAGCGACGAAACGTAGGGTTTAAGCGAATGATCGATCCTGCTTCAGCAGCAGAAATTCAACCCGTCGTTCCGAAGGTCTGGTATCGACGCTGGACTCTCAAAGATCAGAAGGTGGATGCCAACCCATTGACTGCAAAATGGACTGCCGATGAAATAATTGAGGACATCCTGAAGGAACTTCAAAAACCGGAAGAAAAGGCTTTTGGCAATAAATTTCCCTTCAGGGTATTCGGGCCGGGACAAAATCTGGAGAAGCTGGATATTGAAGATTTCCAGTTGAAAGAAAACGGGGACATGGCTCTCTCCCGTGCTTTGTCGTTCTTTCCCGGAACAGATGTTTATGTGCAGTACGATGGAACGGTGATTGTTTACTCCAAGAATGACATAGATCGCGAAAAATTCATGATAGAAGAGCTTGGTCCCAGAGTTGTAGGGGAAGGAGATTACAAGTTTGTCGCAAATGATCTTCTTCGACCAAGCAAGGTAAATGTCTACTTTCAGTACATGCCTGAGATACGATTTGATGCGAACGAAACTCCAGGGACCACCCGCACCACTGATGAACGATTTTCCGAAAACGTGCTTCCCGTTCCTGATTATCAACTTACTTTGAAGGATAGCAGTGGGAACAATGTTTCGGATGAAGATGGAAATGATATTGTACTGGCACAGGGAACTTGGATCACAATCGATGAAGCATTCAATTCGTGGGGAATTCCTCCGGGATTTATTAACACTACAAAACTGAGCCACGACATAGTTCAAAAAGCAATGGTTCCTTACATGAGCCTGTTTCCCGGTCTTCAATTGGCGGGTGCTTTTCAACCGGATGCCGACTGGTCTGCCAGGATAGCTGCATTACAGGCAAATTACAGGCGAACCTACCGGATAAATCGGCAATGGGTGGATCGTGTTCACAAAATTCTCGGGTTTCGAACCGCCTTGGTAAATCCCACTACGGGGACACGCGCTCCTGCAACAGCCTATTCTGACTTTTCTTACTTAACAGGAGAACGTGCGCTTTTTAATGAATCAAAGGGAGGAACTGGACCCAAGAGCATGAGTTATTGCATCAATGTGAAGGGACATCCGGCGATAGGGAATCAACCGGCAAGCAAGAATATCTCCAGTGCCCCCAACCTTGCCCACTCCGTTCCTGGACATGTCACGGTGGTTGATGCTGACCAGGGAATCATGAGGTTGGATTACATTCTCGATCCTTACCGAATGTTCGAAGCGATTCTTCCCAGTATGATCACCCTCGCGAATAAAGAGAATGATATCGATGCGTTTGGAAGACCGAATTTTGCTGGCCCTGCCTCCACGATCCTTCAGAATAGTCAGGCAGGTCAAAACATCATCAACGGATTAGCCACGCAGAATGCCCGTCCGATATGTTTCGGTGCTTTGGGTAAGGCACATCTGGACTCATTACCCAAACTTACAAAGAACCATAAGATGAGCATGATTTTCACCGCGATTCCGGGTGCGCCTAATAGTAATGCAAGTCTGTTTCGTGTAGAAGTGAAACCCAATGAAGTAGTGGCTCGTCTTCCCAGTTTGGGAATGGGTGGTGCAGACCTTACTTCACTGGGACCAGAAATGGATATCTATATCGGAGCAAAAACCGAATGTGCCAGAATTGCATGGGATGATGATTATGCTACGATAATAGAGGGGATATTTCTTAATACCGATGGAAAAGATCAATCTGATAAGGTAATTGATAACGACTTGGTATTGAATTATTCAAAGACGACAATTGCGGGGGCATCGTTGCGGGAAATTGCACTTGGGGCTGCGACTCGGGTGTATGCGTCCCTGATAGATCGGTACGTGGGAACCAAGACAGGCACTCTCACACCCGCGATTGCCCCTGCGGGATGGATTTCGGAAGTAGAGATGTCAGTCTCCACAAAGGGAGAGGCATTTACATCGATAACGATGCCCACGTCCATTCAACCTATCGACCTGTTTTCTTTTCTGGATTCTTCTACGAGGGCCGTGATATTGGGACTCGCAACGCCGGATGATGTTTCATGATAGTTGGTGACAGCCGAACAAAAGGGGGTCCAGGCTTTCTTCCCCTCCAGGCTCAACGGTATAGTGGAGAGAATTGGGATATAGATCAACGTCCAGCCTTGATCGCCATGAGAATGGTAAACCGGCGAGATGCTGAGAACGAACTTGGTCACTGGGTTTACGATGAAGCCACTGTAGGAGATGTTGTAGGGGGACAGTGGTGGGAAGCCAACTATGGCCCTTCCAGTCCAACGACCCGCCCCCTTCCCATGTGGAGGTTTGCTACTCCCACAGTCCGTACTAGTATATCTGGAACATTGCCTGATTTGGCAGCGTTGGGATCGTTTAATGGTGGGCCAGGATCAGGTGCCGAGCTAGATACTCATTACATGATTCCCCTTCATCAGAAGCCATACGATCCTGACGAGCGTTTCAAAACAAAAAAGATATTAAATAAGCCTGAACCGTGGCCGAAATTTCCAAAAGGGTTTTTCGGGATCTCCCTTACAGGAGATGATGACGGAAGCGAAGGATACCCTCAAACTGATTATTACCTGAATGCTGATCCCCGGATGGTAGCTGTAAATATGATTGGGGATGCAGCTATGGGATCTCTTGTCTGCGACATGGGTCCCGGTTTCTTTGCAGATCCTTCCCGTCACGCCCGACTTCAAAGCCATTTCAAGGTGATTAAAAAACCTACAGGGTGCGTTGACTTTTTCGGCGCAAATTCAATTGCATTGAGTATCCGGGATTCTGGACTGACAGATGTTCGTGGAGGACTTGTCTGGGATAGAGATGTTTGTGCAGGCAGTATTAAACTGACGACGCAAGCGGGATTAGATATTCCCGTACTGGGAATGTTCAGTCAAAATCAATCCGGCATTCTCGATAATGGGGGTATTGGATGTCAGCATGAGATAGGTGAAGATGCTGATGGAACAAAGATCTATCCCACTCACATATCTACACAGGCATATTTCAAACGTCCCTGTACGAAAGAAGATGGTCCTTTACATGTTGAATACTATAAACCAGGAAAGGAACTAGATGTTGCCGTCCCTGTCCACTTTGGATGGGACCCAGAACCTTACCATCCTTTTGTTTGTGGTAGTGGGAGCGGTAAGTGGAAATGGTGGACAACTAGTAAGGTGTATACTCCTACCGGAGGACAGCATACGTCTGTTCCCACTCCGGGCGGTGGCGGCGGCGGGGGAGGCGGCGGCGGCGGCGGTATGGAGGGTGGTCTCAATAAAGGCGGAAGTCCAGGCAGAGGAGGTGGTGCTGGAGGTGGTTTTAAGTCATTTATAATTCCATTTCTTCCTTCCAGTATCGTGGATGGAGTGTTGGGATCTCCCGGATTAAGAGGACTCAAAGGGGTTAGACAGGACGAGGGTGAGGGAAAAAATAGACCTTGGTGGGAGACTCCGTGGGATCCGTGGGATGATGCACCTTATGGAGGACCAGGAGGTGATGCCTTGCGTTGGTATCCGGATCCATACAAGCCGGAGGGTCCTGATCCATTACCGCCGTGGGTTGGCCCACCACCTTTTTATGGTGATCCTAGACAGTATAGCCACCAGCATGATCCTCCCGGTTTTATTCCAAATCCCAAGGCCCCCCATCGTGATAAGAAAAGAGCAGAAGAGCGATGGAAGGAGATGGAAAGACTCTATGAGGAATGGGAAGAACGGAAGAAAGCCGCTACACGAAAGAAGAATGTAGAGACATTTCAAGACGAAATAGAGGAACATGGGAAAGAGATAGAGAAAGAACAACAACGGGAAAGGAACCGAAACCTTCCTCCTGTAGGACCTCTTCCATCTTTTCCAGATTGGAAACGACTGTGGCAGGACTGGTGGGGCAGTGGGGGTCCATTTGGGGGAGGTGCTGGGCTTCAAGATAAGAGACGCCGACCAGGAGGACAATTTGATCCGCAGAAACCTTGGGACCCGGATAAGCCCACCCCTTGGGGTGAATATCCTTCCGATAAGGAATATTACGAATGGATTGACAGAAACTACCAAGGACCTTGGTGGGGGAAGGGATGGCTTCAATCTAATTTAGGTGGCAACTCAACCTTTTCAGGACAGGTTGCTCTAAACCTTCTGCGTCAAGTAAAAGTTCATGATAATAGCGATAAGAATCTTCCCTACGCTGCTGTGCATCAAGAGTTTGGGATGGTGGGAACTAATTTCCGTGCCATTAACTGGAATTCTGACCAAGTAGATTATCGATACGAGAATCATCCCGGAAGTGTTGGTCTGGGATATCTCGACAGGAAGCACCCGATAACCCTCCGTGCCGACGTGTGGAGCAAGCAGGTAGGCAACCTCTTTGCCTACACGGACAAGCCTGACAAGGGAAAATACATCGGCGGCTCTTCCGATGGTGGAATGATATATCTTCCTCCCGAAGTGGGAATGGAGATGATCAACAACACCACTCCCCTCGAACCAGAACAGACCGACAAGCCAGTCAGTACTTCGCATGTGACGGTAGGTCCGGGAGCGAGATTCGCCGCCGGTCTGCCTGACTTGAGCGGTGGTGGAATCGAGCGGGGATATTCCTGGTGGGAGGACGGATCGGGAGGACTTACCTTTGCGACGAACTCCTCCTCCACGGCTACGGATCGCGTCACGTTTTCTGTGAATGGGAGCGTAGGGGTGGGAGGAGAATCATTTGGTGGCGGACTTGGTGCTGTTATGTTTATCGCCAATGCAGACCGTGCGCCAATCAGCAATCCCTCGGGGGGTGGAATCCTGTACGTGGAAGCCGGGGCTTTGAAGTATCGTGGAAGTGCCGGGACAGTTACGACACTAGCGTCTGCATAAGGCGCATGATAATAGATGGAGTGCAGTATGGATCACGGATCATGTCAATTGATAGTAGCTGGATTATCTACCGCCGTTGTGGCACTTGCAGGAAGTTTTATGAAAGTACTTCTATGGTGGAAGAAGGAATCGGAAGGCCGCTTACACGACTCCCAAGCGCTTTCGAAAATTGTTGGAGGCGGCGATGAAACTCGAGTCCAGTAGAAAAGCCGAAGAGATGCACGAGAAGAATCTCAGCCAAATCCGCAGCTTGATCGCTCGATTCGAAGACCCGGAATGTCCAGCAGAGGAGAGAGCCAAGATCAAGGAGACCTTCCAAAATATCATTCACCATGCCGACAAGATACAGCAACAGGATTCATTGTTTTTCAGGATGGCGAAGAAAGTTTCAGGCAATGGAAAAAAGGGAGAATGAAATGGCTCGGTACTTTATTCTTTGTAGTGTACTTCTGCTCGTGTCAATTATCGCCGGATGCTCCGCACTCGATGCCGCACTCCTCAATTCAGAAACAGGCGAGTACAGTCCGGGTAGTCCAGTCGGACTCGGTGGAAGTCTCCTCGGCAGTTTTATCCCATGGGCCGGAGCAGCCCTCGGTGCAGTCGGAACTCTCTACAGTCAGGTCAGACGAAAGAAATATGCAAACGCTCTCAAGTCTGTTATCGGTGGGGTTTCTGCTGTTCGCGCTCTTCGCTCTGAGACTGGAGAAATCAATCTCACGGACGAGAGGCTCGTCAAAATCCTTCGAGATGTTCAGGAAGCGGACAAGACGGAAAAACTTATCAAACGAGTTATAGAGAAGAACGCCAAATAGTTTACACGGATGCTTGACTTTCATATCACTTCTATATATCCTTTCTTTCAGCATTGAAAGGGTAGGGACCATGATACATGATATTTGCGGAACAAAAGGATGCACAGGTAACAGTCGACGAGACTGCATCAAGCCAATCAAATGTGAGTGTGGCTGGAGAGGGAAGCGAAAAGACGCTTCCCATGAGTACGGCTCTATTGGCGGCTTTGGTGAAGACGATGCAGAGGTCGAACCCGTGGATCTCTGCCCCAAATGCCAAGGGGAAATTTAACACAGCCCTTTCCTTTCGGGGCTTCCCCTTGGGAGATCCAGGGGGGAGTCCCAATATAAAAGACGATGAAAAAGAAAAATAAATACTTGGAACCCGTCGAGAAGAAACCGCGCACGCGCAACAAGTACCTCGACGATCCGGCCCTCGTGGAAACCAACTCGCTGCTGAAGTTCAAACCAAAAGTGGAGAAGCGTAAGTGTCTCCATTGCGAGAAGGAATTCGAAGGATGCCGGAAATGGCATACCTTCTGCTCCAAGGACTGCCGGTTCAAATCGAACAACCAGATGAGACGGGAAGCCGTCGAATTCATGCGTTCAGCAATTTC